CACCGCCGTTATGTTATAACATTACATTCTTACAGTCTGGCATTCATGTTGCGGGTGGATATCGTCAAAGCATAGGTGATGCCTTGCCGGTATTGCCGCGCATGGGGTGAAAATTGGCGGTTTTGCTAGGGTTTTGAGGCATTTTATTTGCTGGCAACGCCAGACATGCCTTTGATTTTTGCCAATTCTGGCAAATCTATCACGACATGCGACCCCGGCAGGGGCCACACCCCCGTAGGTAGTACGTATATACACATAAATACACAGATCAGGTAAATCAAGTGTTAACCACAAGGGCAATGCATAACTATACATGCACAAGTATAGTGCAATATGCCTAAAAAATAGGCAACTTTAGATAACTGGACCCATAAACTAGAAAACTGTAGTACCAGATGCAGAAAGGGTGTTGACAGGTAGGGCCAATTCTGGTATAATTATGTATAACTAGGAATCATATAAGTGTTACACTTAACTGTACTTAGTTAAATCTATAAAAACACTTAGCTACAACACTTAAATGATTTAAAGTTTCTTTGTTAATACACTTAACTGAACACATAAGTGATATCACCCGTGATAAAAGAAAGTACTTGACAATGGCGAAGAAATCTGTAAAACTATACACAGACAATGTACTTGATGCATTCTACAATGCCATCCGTACAAACACATTAGACAAACTCCACATACCTCATAGCGATGTTTTCTACGTGCGTACTGCCGTGGAGGCATACTATGGGCGTTCCTTTACTCTGAAACACGTAGAAGATGCTATGAGAGCAGAAGGGTGGACAGAGAGGAACGAATGATATGTTTGAAGCATGGATAATGGTCTGTGTTATGTACCAGACAGGTGCGTGTTTTCCTGCACAAGACACTCGTGGTCCGTATAAGACGCATGACGAGTGCTATGAGCGTACCGTAGAAATGAGTGCAGATATTATTGAGAACATTCCGCTACACGTACCTGTAAGCTGGAAGTGTACATCACCGGGAACTCCAACATAATGGCTATACCAGAGAGAGTACGTAATAAAATGAAAGAGGAAGGTCTCAAGGGCGTGAACAAGCCTAAGAGAACTCCTAACCACCCAACTAAGTCGCACTGTGTGATGGCATCAGAAGGTGGTAAGTATAAGTTCATACGCTTTGGTCAGCAGGGCGTATCAGGTGCTGGTAAGAATCCTAAGTCAGCGAAGGATAAGGCACGTAAGAAGTCCTATTATGCACGTCACGATGCACAGGGCAAGCCAACTACTAAGCTGTCTGCGAAGTATTGGTCACATAAGGTTAAATGGTAATAGGAGATACCCATGTCATTCGCAGAAATGTTTAAACCTAAAGGTAGATATAAAGCAGAGTTAGAAGAACTACGTAAAAAAGGACGTAGTTTTAATTTAGGGTCTGTAATTGACTTTCTTGTAAATAAACCTACATTTAAACCTGACCTAACGGGTAAACGTAAACGGAATGCAGCACGTATTGCAGCAGAAAGCATGGTCAATCGTGCTACATCGCAAGGTGGTCGATCTCGTGAGCAGGTAATTGAGCAGCGTCAAAAGCGGCTGGCAGCTAAGTCTGCAGCGCAAGGTGGTGGTTCTGTATTGTCTAAGAGAAAGAAAAGTACTAGTAAAAAAGCTGCTAGTGAGGAATCAGCACAGCGCGGTGCAGTAAGAAGTGCAGCTAAAGCAAAGACAGCTAAAGAAGCGCGTAAGGGTCCACCACAGCGTAAAGCCACGACAGTGACAAAGAAAGTGACACCACCAAAGGCAAAGCCTAAGATGTACACGACTATTGATCCAAAAACAGGTAAGCTGGTGGATAAAAAGGTAACAGCGGCACAGCATCTTGCAAATCTTGATAAGTTTAAGGCACGTAAAAAGGCACAGGATTTGATTAAGTCAGCCGCAAAAGCATCTATGAAGAAAAAAGGAAAGAAATAATGGACCTTAAATCAAAATCAGATTCACAGCTACGTAACATGCTGAACAAAGATAGTGGATACAGTGCTAATGAAGTGCGGTCTGTACTCGCTGAAATGAAGTCACGTGGTTTGCCTACACCGCCCGCAAAGATGGTGACAGGTGGTCGTAAGGCTAAAGACGTGGACATTACACTGCCTACACCAAAGCCTAAAAAGAAGACTGCCATGATGCGTGGCGGTATGGCTAATGGCAAGGTACACATGTATGCTGCAGGTGGTTCTGTCACAGAGAACCCCGGACTGAAGGCACTTAAAGCTAGTGGGCCAAAGGGCATGGAAGCCTACAATAAAATTACAGGTAAGTAATGGCTCCCAGAGTACCAAGAAAAAAAGGTCAACCTGCAAAGTCTAAGAAGCATAGTGATCTGTACACAGACGAAGACCCTAAAGGAACTATAAAGGGTTTAAAGTTTGCTACAGTGAAAGATGCTGAAGCTAGTGTGCGTAAAATTAAAGCGTCAGACAGAACTGATGCACACAAGACACAGGCTGCTATAGCTATGGAACAACGAGCAAAGGTTGCTGGCAAGATTGCAGCAGCATCTGTGTTTCGTAAGTTTATAGAAAGTCAAAAGAAAAAAACTATGACTAAAAAGAAAACTACCAAGAAGAAAATGGCAGTTGGCGGTGTTGCAAATAAACGTAACTACCGTAAAGAGTACGACAACTACCACGGTAAGCCAGAACAAATTAAGAGGCGTGACAGCCGTAATGCTGCACGTAACTCTCTTAAAAAAGCTGGTGTAAATGTAGCGGGTAAGGATGTAGCGCACAAGAATGGCAATCCTCGTGACAATAGCCGTGGTAATCTTACTTTGCAAAGGGCTTCTCAGAACAGGTCTTTTGCAAGAACTAAGACAGCAGGTAAGCGGAACAGACGTGCATAAGATTGAAGCTGACATACGTAAATGGTCAAATGATTTTCTTGAAGTACCCAATGCGAAGCTGAATGGCCTACCCCCATGCCCGTATGCAAAACAGGCGTGGCTAGATGGTAAAGTTACTTTTAGCATCAATACAGGTATAGATGGACTAATACAATCTGTACGTGAGTTTGATACACACAACTACGACATTGTAGTGTGGGCTAATGAAGAACTGCCAAACATGGAATACCTAGATGGTCTATGTGACGGCATGAATGAATTAATGTCTATAGCTGGCATTGATATGCACCTAATGGTGTTTCATCCAGACTACGATGCTGAAAAAGCTGGGCTGGACTTTTTAGTAGAAGATGGTATCGTAGATGATTCCCTAGAATACTGCATGGTATTTGTGCAGCGACTATCTGTGCTGGACGATGCAGCATTGAGTTTAGAAAAGAGTGGATACTATTTACATTTTCCTGTAGAAGTATTTCACTCATTAGTTATAGACAGACGGAGATTAAGAAATGAAAGGCAAGACAAAAGTAGCATCTAAAAAAATGATGCGTGGCGGTGTAGCTGCAAAGAAAATGCGTGGTGGCGGTATGGCTAAAATGGCATCAAAGAAAAAAATGATGCGCGGTGGAATGGCTAAGAAGAAGAAGTAATGCCAGTACTACAATCAGGCTCAAAGTTTCGTACCGAAGTCGTGTCGTTGTCCACAACGAACAAGACGAATGTGTATACTGTACCTGCAAACTTTTCTTCACACTTGGAAAATTTGTTTGTAAGTAATAACCACACAGGTAACGTAACTTTGAGCCTACACCTTTTTCATGCAGATGATAATACAGAGTATGACTTACTGACTACACATGCTATTTCAGGTGGTTCTTATGAGTCTATCTTTACTGTAGACAGACCACTGTATTTACACGCAGGTGACATCATTAAATGCACAGCGGATACAGCAAGCAAGCTAGTTGTTACCACTGCATGTGAAGAATTTTTTGACCCAGCGAGATAGGAGACAGGAGATGAACCGTGTCACTAAAAAACCAGCCGCTAAAAAGAAAACCACACAAGCTAGAACGAAAACGAAACAGACTAGAACGGTTAAACTTGCGGCGGGTGGTGCGCCAAAGAGCAAAAGCAGAGTTAATGAAGCTGGCAACTATACTAAGCCCGGAATGAGGAAGCAACAGTTTAACCGCATTAAGGCTGGTGGCAAAGGCGGCGCACCCGGACAGTGGTCGGCGAGAAAAGCCCAGATGCTTGCCAAGGCTTACAAGTCAGCAGGTGGTGGCTACAAATGATATGGAACATGTATTCCTACTATTAGTATTTGTAGGCATTGGAGAAGAAAAGAAACTAGAGAGCAAAGACTTATTCTTTAGGGATTTGCAAGAATGTGTCTGGTACGCACAGACATTACATAAACAAGGGAATTTAGTTACTGCATACTGCCTTCCTAAATACGTTAACCCCGGCAACGTAAGGATATATTAATGGACCCGATTAGTGCAATGGCAACAGCATCAGCAGCGTTTGGTGCTATCAAAAAAGGCTTTCAAGTAGGTCGTGATATTGAATCAATGGCTTCTGACTTGTCACGCTGGATGGGCGCAATGTCCGACTTGGACATGTTGGAGAAGGAAGCCAAGAACCCGCCTATCTTCAAGAAGTTATTTGCTGGTAAGTCTGTAGAACAAGAAGCTATAGAAACATTTGCTGCAAAGCAAAAGGCTCAAACACAACGCTACGAGTTACAGCAGTGGATTGGCATGACTATGGGTAGGTCCAAGTGGGATGAACTCGTGCGTATGGAAGGGTCCATCCGTAAGCAACGCCAAGAAACACTATATAAACAAAGGCAACGTAGACGTAAGTTTGTTGAAATTGTGGCATGGATATTAATGATACTGCTTGCTTCAGGTCTACTGTATGGATTCATATTATTTCTTAAAGGTCTTGCAGCTAATGCAAGCCCAGAGTATGTAGTATGTAGACTACAAGGATGCCAGACCATAGATGGGGAGAGGCTGTGCATATATCACGGTGCTAACAATACAGTGGATAATGTTTGGTTAGATACTAGCGAATACTTTCCAAAAGAAATACAATGTAAATATGACCCAAAGAATGAAAAGCCACCTAGTTTACGTGATACATTTAAAGCTATAGAAAAATCGAGGAAGTAATGAAGAAGCCACAGCAAAGCCTTAAAAACTGGACAGCGCAGAAGTGGCGCACTAAATCAGGAAAGCCATCTGCAAAGACAGGTGAAAGGTATTTACCTGATGCTGCAATAAAATCCTTGACAAGTGCGGAGTATGCTGCTACAACTAAGGCAAAGAGAAAAGGTAAAGCAGCAGGTAAACAATTTGTTAAACAGCCAAAAACTATTGCTAAGAAGACCGCTAAGTTTCGGAGAGGCTAATGTTAAACTTACTCATAGGACCAATCTCTCAACTCGCGGGTACGTGGCTTGAAGGAAAGGTTGAAACTAAGAAAGCAGAGACTGCATCTAAAGTCGCAACGGCGAAGGCTGAAGCGGTTATTATGGAAAAAAAGGCGACCGGGGAAATAGACTGGGATTTGGAGATGGCTAAAGGTAGTCAGTCTTCATGGAAAGACGAATGGCTTACTATTTTGTTTTCAATCCCGCTTATCCTAGCCTTCATTCCCGGCATGGAAGAAGTAGTAGCAAATGGATTTGCACAACTCAATGCGATGCCTGAATGGTATCAATATAGCCTTGGTGTTATTGTTGCTGCCAGCTTTGGTGTACGCAGTGCTACAAAATTCTTTGGTAAAAGGTAGTCCTAGTGGCGAAGTGGAGTTTGCACGAGAGAACTACAGAAGAGCAAGCGAGGATAAATCGTGGCAGAAGTAACAATGGAAAGATTTCTACGGTGGAAGATACTTCCCCGTCTGATGATGATTGGGATGTCGCTATCGGCTTGGCGGGTAGTGGAGTGGTTTATGTCACTACCGGAACCAACAAGTCAGCAAGCAGCACTAGTAAGTGTAGTCACGGGGGCCATGACAGGTGCATTTGCGGTCTGGATGGGGCATGAAAAATGAAATATCGTAAAGAAGACTTTATTGAAAAACTAATTAAACACGAAGGTCTACGCCTTGAAGTGTACAAAGATTCACTAGGAATTGATACCATTGGTATTGGACGTAACCTAGAAGACCGTGGCATTACGCCAGCAGAACTGGAGTGGATGGATATTCCTAATATGGCAGTTGTTCATACTATGGGTATCTCCGAAGCTGATGCCATGTATCTAGCAGGGAATGACGTGCAGATAGTCGAAGAGGAACTTGTGAGAGCGCACCCTTGCGTTGACAAGCTAGACGCTGTACGTCAACTTGTAGTCATGGACATGGCATTTAATATGGGTGTACCAAGACTTTGTAAATTTAAAAAAATGTGGGCGGCTATCCACGAAGAAAATTATCCTACTGCAGCAAAAGAAATGCTTGACAGTAGGTGGGCAGTTCAGGTAAAATCGCGTAGTACAAAGTTAGCCCATGCTATGCATCATGGAGAGTTTAGTGGCTAGACAGCTAACAGCAAAACAACAAGTATTTTTGAATGCGCTTTTCGATGAAGCAGGAGGTAGTGTAATCTTAGCTAAGAAGATTGCAGGTTACGCTGACACAAGTTCTACATCTGAAATTGTTAAAGGATTGAAAGAAGAAATACTAGAAGCCACACAGCTATATATGGCACGTAATGCACCACAGGCTGCAGTTGCTATGGCAGGTGCGTTGATGGACCCGACTGAACTTGGCATTCGTGATAAGATGTCTGCCGCTAAAGAACTGCTTGACCGTACTGGTCTGGTAAAGACTGAGAAGATGCAAGTAGAAGCATCGGGCGGTGTAATGCTTATGCCACCTAAAGCTGTCGTAGAGGATGATGACTAATGACAAACCCATTTAAAGCCCGTACAGAAGGAACTAAAGACAAACCACTGTCTCCTTATGAAAAAAAGTTAAAAAAACTAAAACAAAAAAATAAACAAAAAACTGAAGACGCTAATTTCAGTGTATCAGCAGGAAAGTTTGGCGATAAAAGTAGTACTTTAAGTGATATTGCTAATAAACTTGGTATTACATTAAAGTCTTTAAAAAAAGAAAATCCACAAATAAAAGACTTAAATAAAATATCAAAAAATCAAAAAATTAATGTTCCCCTACGTAGGCAAACTTTTTTTGAGAAATACATAGCTGGCCCTAAAACAAAACCATCCACTCGTGAAGTAGTAACAGGCAAAGATAAAAAAGAACAACTGGCTGTAAAAAAAGGTGCAGAAGGTAAAGTCTATAAAGGTATGTCTAAAAAAGATATGGCTGCAATAACACTTGACTATCGTGTAGGTGGTATGGTAAAATCTACAGTAGACAATAGAAAAAAGAAATGACTAGAAGCATAGGTAAGTGGAAGCTACCACAGCCAACCGATATTAAAGAAGAAAATGAATGGGTGCAAATACCTCGCATTGCTAGGACTGTACCTTTCGGCTACAAGCAAAACGAACAAGACCCCGACATTCTTGACCCAATACCAACAGAACTTGACCTGCTAGAAAAAGCTAGGTCACATGTAAATCAGTATAGTTATCGTGAAGTAGCCAACTGGCTTAGTACACAGACAGGGCGATACATATCTCACGTAGGTCTAAGGAAACGGCTAAGTAATGAGCGGAAACGTAAGAACCAAGCTGCAAGCCTCCGCAAGTGGGCAGAATATGCGGAAACGGCAATCGCCAAAGCGAAAGCCATCCAAGAAGAAAGAACAGGCGCAAAAGCCAACAGTTGAAATAAAGTCTGTAGAGTACGAGACACAGGCAATTGAAGAGACAGCTAACGTACTGTTTAAGCCTAACCCCGGACCACAGACTGACTTTCTAGCCGCAGCAGAACGAGAAGTACTATACGGTGGAAGTGCTGGTGGAGGTAAATCCTACGCCATGCTGTCAGACCCACTACGTTATATGGGGCATCCCGCATTTAGTGGATTGCTCTTGCGACACACCACAGAAGAACTAAGAGAACTGGTATTCAAGTCGCAGGAGTTGTACCCAAAAATCTGGCCCGGTATTAAGTGGTCAGAGCGAAAGATGCAGTGGACTGCACCATCTGGCGCAAGGTTGTGGATGTCATACCTCGACAGAGATGATGATGTCTTGCGTTATCAGGGTCTGGCATTTAGCTGGATAGGGTTTGACGAATTGACCCAGTGGGCCACACCATATGCATGGAATTACATGCGGTCACGTCTACGGTCCACTGCACCCGACTTGCCTATCTTTATGAGAGCCACAACTAACCCCGGAGGAAGAGGTCATCACTGGGTAAAGAAAATGTTCATTGACCCATCACCATACAATAGAGCATTCGATGCAACAGACAGTGAAACCGGAGAAGTACTACGATACCCAGCAGGACATGCAAAGGCTGGAAAGTCACTATTTAAAAGGCGGTTTATCCCAGCAAGACTATCAGACAATCCTTATCTGGCAGAGTCGGGTGACTATGAAGCAATGCTACTCTCTATGCCAGAGCAGCAAAGACGACAGCTTCTTGAAGGTGATTGGGATATCAAAGAAGGTGCGGCCTTTACTGAGTTTGACCGCAACATTCATGTTGTTGAGCCTTTCGATGTACCTCATAATTGGGTTAAGTTTAGGGCTTGCGATTATGGTTACGGCAGTAAGTCTGGCGTTGTTTGGTTTGCTGTCGCACCTAATGAGCAGCTTGTGGTATATAGAGAACTATACGTCTCTAAAGTCCTTGCCGCAGATTTGGCAGATATGATACTTGAATTAGAGGCAGGTGATGGAACTATTAAATATGGTGTGCTGGATAGCAGTCTTTGGCATAAGCGTGGGGATACTGGACCGTCTCTTGCGGAAACTATGATAGCACGAGGATGCCGTTGGCGTCCATCAGATAGAAGCCGTGGCAGTCGTGTAGCAGGTAAGAACGAAATACACAGACGCTTACAGGTAGATGAGTTTACAGAGGAGCCTAGACTTGTATTCTTTAATAGCTGCACAAATGTCATATCACAGTTACCAGCCATCCCGCTTGATAAAAAGAATCCAGAAGACATTGATACAAATAGTGAAGACCACTTGTATGATGCGTTAAGGTATGGTATAATGTCCAGACCAAGGTTTAGTATATTTGACTACGACCCAATGGGAAGACCTAGCACTGGTATGCGTGTAGCAGACAGCACATTCGGATATTAAGGAAAACATCATGGATGAAGATGATATTATGATTGAAGACGATGCAATTGCATTGGAAGACACAGATGACTCTGTTGTTGAAGATGCAGAAATTGCTTCAATTATTCCATTTATTAACGAGAAGTATCAGCGTTCAGAAGACTACCGCGAACAAGACGAAGACCGTTGGCTACGTGCTTATCGTAACTACCGTGGCTTGTATGGTCCAGACGTGCAGTTTACTGAGGCAGAGAAGTCTCGTGTATTTATCAAGGTAACAAAGACAAAGACGCTGGCAGCTTACGGACAGATTGTAGATGTCCTGTTTGCAAATCAGCGTTTTCCTTTATCTGTAGACCCAACTGAACTGCCAGAAGGCGTAGTTGAGGATGTTAGCTTTGACCCACAAGAGCCAGAGCAACTGCGTGGAGAAACTGCGTTGTCTACTAGCCCGTATGGTTTTGCTGGTGATGGCAATGATTTGGCACCCGGCGCAACAGCACAGTCTCTGCAAGAGAAGCTGGGTGTAGTACAAAATAAACTAGAGCCTGTACAGGAAAAACTTAAAGAAGGTCCGGGTAAGACACCTACAGCAATTACATTTAGTCCTGCACAAATTGCTGCAAAGAAAATGCAAAAGAAAATCCATGACCAGCTTGAGGAGTCAGGTGCTAGTAAGCACATGCGTAATTCTGCATTTGAGATGGCGTTGTTTGGCACAGGCGTTATGAAGGGTCCATTTGCTGTAGACAAAGAGTATCCTAATTGGAATGATGATGGTGAGTATGATCCTAGATTCAAAACCGTTCCGCAAGTACAGCATGTATCTGTTTGGAACTTTTATCCTGACCCTGATGCGAATAGCATGGATGAAGCGCAGTACGTAATTGAACGGCATAAGATGTCACGTACACAGTTGCGCGGTTTGAAAAAGCGTCCATATTTTCGTGGACAAGTTATTGATGAGGTAATTCAAATTGGTGAAAACTATACTAAAAAATATTGGGAAGATGATTTATCCGATTATGCTCCTGAGTCCTCTATTGACCGCTTTGAGGTACTTGAATATTGGGGTACAGTGGATATTGACATGCTTGAAGAGCAAGATATCGAAATACCGGAAGAACTAAAAGACTTTGATGAACTACAAGCAAACGTATGGATTTGTAATGATAAACTTATTCGTATGGTTCTGAACCCATTCAAGCCTAGTAAAATTCCGTATCATGCTGCGCCATATGAACTGAACCCATACTCATTTTTTGGAGTGGGTATTGCAGAAAACATGGACGACACGCAGACATTGATGAATGGTTTCATGCGTATGGCTGTGGACAATGCCGTACTGTCAGGCAATTTGATTATGGAACTAGATGAAACTAATCTGGTTCCGGGTCAAGACCTGTCACTATATCCGGGTAAGGTATTCCGTAGGCAGGGCGGCGCACCGGGTCAAGCTATCTTTGGCACAAAGTTTCCTAACGTGTCTAGTGAGAACATGATGCTGTTTGATAAGGCACGTCAGCTATCAGATGAAAGTACAGGCTTGCCTAGTTTTGCTCATGGGCAGACAGGTGTTACAGGTGTAGGGCGTACTGCGTCAGGCATCTCTATGCTTATGGGTGCTGCCAGTGGTAGCATTAAGACTGTCGTTAAGAACGTAGACGATTATTTGCTGCGTCCTTTGGGTGAAGGCTTCTTCCGTTTTAATATGCAGTTTGACTTTGACCCAGAAATTAAGGGTGACTTAGAAGTTAAGGCACGTGGAACAGAAAGCCTGATGGCTAATGAAGTACGTAGCCAACGCCTGATGCAGTTCTTGCAGGTAGCAAGCAGCCCAGCACTTGCACCTTTTGCTAAGTTCCAGTATGTAATCCGCGAGATTGCATCTTCATTGGACTTGGACCCCGACAAAGTAACCAACAATATGGATGAAGCTGCTCTGCAAGCAGAGATTATGAAAGGCTTCCAAGCCCCTGCACAGCCAGTAGGACCAGAAGGCGCAGCACCAGCGGGTGCAAACCCAATGGACCCAACAGGAGCAGGTGGTGGTAATATAGGTACAGGACAAGTTCCTATGCCGGGTGAACAAGGATTTAGTGCAAATGGACAAACAGCAGATACTCAGCCGCCTCAAGCCGCTGGTGGGCAACAACCGCCAATGGGAGGCGTTCAATAGTTACTTAGATGATGCAATTATGCAACACCATAAAGTAATGGAACAATCGACAGACACTGTTATGTTACACAGGCAACAAGGTGCCATAGCAGTTTTACGTAAACTAAAGCAACTTAGGGATGAAATTAATGGCTCTGGATAAACAAATGGAAATGTTTGATGACGGTGGTCTTATGGACGAAGGCGGCACAGTAGACCCTGTATCTGGTAATGACGTGCCACCCGGCTCTACTCAAGAAGAAGTACGAGATGACATTCCCGCACAGCTTAGTGAAGGTGAATTTGTATTCCCTGCTGACGTAGTGCGTTACATTGGTCTAGGCAACTTGATGCGTATGCGTCAGGAAGCTAAGATGGGCCTAAAGTTAATGGATCAAATGGGCCAGATGGGCAATAGCGAAGAAGCTACTATGCCAGATGACTTGCCATTTGATATTAATGATCTTGACATGGAAGACGAAATAGACGATAATAACGAATTAGAAATGCAAGTAGGTGGTTTTGTACAGCCTACACAACAACAACAACAGATGGGTATCAGTGGATATCAGCAAGCTGCAGCACCAACAACAGGAGTAGCAGCAGTGCCACAGCAAGCTGCATCACAGCAATACGTACAACCTGTACAGCCTGTGCAAGCAGCAGTACCAACAATGCAAGCGTATAAACCAGAGGAAGTACCTACATTCCAGCAGACCATCGGTGACGATGCATTTGGAACTTATGATGAATTACGTCAATATCGCAATGAAGCAGGTAACATTCTTAATGTACCATTCCGTAATGGTCAGCCTATCAGCCCAATCCCAGAAGGCTACACATTTGTAGACCCAGAAGAGACTGCCACAGAAGAGGTAACAACTACACCTACAACGCCACAGACTACTACTGTACGTGAAGAAGGTGGAGATGACGAAGCACGGCAACGCCGCGAGGAAGAAATGTATGGTCCGGGTGGTGGTAGACTTGGAGTAAAAGGAAAAACTTATGGTATTTCTTTTGATGGTGTAGGACTATTAGAAGGAAGGGGTATGTTAACTGGTTTAGCTTTGAGTGGAGAAATTCCTGATAAGTATGCTACTAGCGTATCTGTAAATATAAAACGTGGGGATGACGAATTTGCAGTCAGGGGTGATGCTTATAATGAATTGAAAGAAGTAATTGAAGACTCTGGTGCAAATTCTCCTGCTGCTGAAAATAAATTGGCTGAGTTGCGTAGGCGATCTAATGCAATTAAAGAAGCAAAACGTAAAGCGCAAGAAGAGTTTGATAGGCTTGCTAAACTAAAAGAAAACGAAGAAGAACGTAAACGCACAAAAGTACAGCCTTCATCGGATGACCCCGGAGGTAAAGGACCGTTTGGTACCGGATATACTTACGACCCTAAATCCGTAAAAGAAACCACAGACTATGTAGAATCAGGATACCAAGAAGCCTCTGGAGGTGGAGGAGGCGGTTTTGGAGGTGGTAGCCCATCCTCTAGTTCAAGTTCTTCTAGCAGCAGTTCATCAGGTAGTAGTAAATCTTCTAGTTCGGGTTCATCCAGTGGTGGTTCATCTAAATCTAGTGGAGGCAGCTACGGCGCAAAAGACTCAACTGGGGGTTCTAGACGATTCGATGAAGGTGGTTTAGCATCTAAACCTAAACCCAAAACTAAAAAGATGAAGCGTGGTGGATTAGCTTCTAAAAAATAATCTACAATATGTTGGCTACTCATCCCCCATCCCCGACAGGTTGGCTACGGTGGCCCCAACAAGGAGAATGACATGAACGATACAATCATGGCAGAAGAAATGAAGACTACGCCAAAGGCGGCATTTGTTAATAAACCTTACACGCAAGAAGAACGAGTTAAGCGCGATGAGGAAGAACTAGAACAGCTAATGAAAGAACGTGATGGTGAAGAAGAAGCACCAGAGCAAGAAGCTGAACCTACTAGCGCAGAAGAGAAAACATTTAAAAAGCGTTACTCTGACCTACGCCGACATCAACAGAAACAAGCAGAAGAGTTTAAGTCTGAACTTGCAGAACTAAAGCGTCAGCTTTCGGATGCTACAAAGAAAGAAATGAAACTGCCCAAGTCTGATGAGGACATTGAAGAGTGGGCAAAAGAATACCCAGACGTAGCAGCTATCGTTGAAACAATTGCAATGAAGAAAGCTAGTGAACAAGCAACTGCACTAGAAGAACGAATCAAAGCAATTGATGAGATGCAGAATACCGCAACTAAAGAAAAAGCAGAAGCATCTCTGATGCAGATGCATCCAGATTTCGGCGAGATTCGTGACAGCGATGACTTCCACGAGTGGGCCGAAGAACAACCTAAGTGGGTACAGGACGCACTGTACGAGAATGATAATGACGCACGGTCAGCAGCACGAGCAATTGACCTCTACAAAGCAGATAGAGGCATTGGCAAAAAGTCTAAGAGCAAGAATGATAAGGGTGCAGCAGAGGCAGTTGCGCCGAAAGATAAAAGAAGTAAGCCGCAAACTGATGAGGCTTCCACGTATCTGAAAGAGTCAGATGTAGAAAAAATGTCAGCACATGAATACGAGAAACATGCTGATGAGATTATGGATGCAATCCGTAGTGGTAAGTTTATCTACGATTTATCTGGTTCTGCACGATAAAAAAGAGTTGACAAGTAGTTATTAATAAGTATAACTATAGTCAAGTGTAGTGTAAGCAGGGTCGCTCCTTGCTTACCTAACAATCCGCAAACGACAAAAATCTTCAAGATTACCTGAATAACATGGCCTACTAAGTATGTCGGCGGCCACTGACTTACAAGGTACACCCTACGTTATACAGCCTCTGCAAAGAATTGTACTGTTTGCATCTGTGAAAAATCCAAAACAATAGGAGATGGATTATGGCTTTCCCAAGAGCACCGGGTTATAACAACTTGCCGAATGGCAATTTTAGCCCAGTAATTTACTCCAAACAGGTGCAGCTTGCATTCCGCAAGGCCGCTGTTTGTGACGCGATTACGAATAACGACTACTTTGGTGAAATCGCAAACTTTGGTGATTCAGTTAAAATCATCAAGGAACCCGAAATCACTGTTAAGGCTTACGAGCGTGGTACTACCATTACTCCGCAAGACCTTGACGATGAAGACTTCACACTGACCGTTGACAAAGCTAACTACTTTGCTTTTAAAGTTGACGACATTGAGGAAGCGCATTCGCACGTAAACTTTGAGTCTCTCTCAAGCAACCGTGCTGCATACCGTCTTGCTGACCAGTTTGACCAAGATGTTCTTGGCTACCTGTCAGGCTTTAAGCAGTCTGCAATCAGTGGCACACCTGACACCGTAAATAACGTAATTAACGGTACTAAGTCAGTTACAACTGCTGGTACTGACGAACTGCTGTCAAGCATGAAGCTGAATGCATCCGACTTCAACGCAGGTAATGCTGCTAACTGTGTCGGTCTGAAGCCTCGCGCATCAGAAGCTGTTCCAACTGCTGCTGGTACTACTAACCCACTGACTGTGATTGCACGTATGGGTCGTCAACTCGACCTGCAAAACGTGGACTCTCAGGGCCGTTGGTTGGTCATTGACCCAGTGTTCGTTGAACTGCTGAAAGATGAAGACTCACGTTTGTTTGATTCAGACTTTGGTGGTTCTGGACTTCAGAACGGTTTGATTTTGAATAACCTGCATGGATTTAAAGTCCATGTTTCTAACAACCTGCCTAAAGTTGGTACTGGTCCTTCCACAACTGGTGGAACCAATGCTAATAACTTTGGTGTGATTGTTGCTGGTCATTCATCTTCAGTCGCTACTGCTGACCAAATCAACAAGACTGAAACTTACCGCGACCCGGACAGCTTTGCCGATATCGTCCGTGGTATGCATCTGTATGGCCGCAAGATTCTCCGTCCAGAGGCTCTTGTTAACGCCAAATACTGTTTGGTTTAAGGAGAATAGATTATGGCACTAGGTGATAACACTCTCCAAGCCGCACGTGGCAACTCGCAGCGTGGGCGTAATCCATACATGGTTCAGACTACTCTGAACTGGGCAACAGCTTTGTCAGACAAAGGTTCTGCACTTGCAGCATCTGATGTCGTTCCTGTCATTGCCGTTCCTAAAGGTGTAATGGTACTGAACGCAGGTATTGAAGTTGATACTGCTTCTGACGGTTCTACATTTACTGTAGACGTTGGTATGGTAGATGCTGATGTATTTGTCGATGGTTTTGATGCTACGTCAGCCGCTGGCGTACTGTCGCAAAACCCTGCAGCTTACCAGCCAGTAATGGCTGTTGCTGCTGATAACATTGACGTGACTATCGCTACCCTTTCAGGTGGCGCAGTGAGTTCAGGTCTGTTCCGCGTCTGGGCTGTCCTTATGGACTGCAATGACGAAGGTGACTTGACTGCTCAAGAAGTAGCACGTGACGTTATCTAACTGACATAGTATTGGGGCAGGGCAACTTGCCCCTTTACTTTCTTTCTTTATAAGGATGCACGATGGCATATACTTACCTAGACATTACTAATGAAGTACTTGCTCGTATGAACGAGGTATCTCTTACTGCAGCCAATTTTGCTACAGCTAGGGGTTTTCAAGTACAATGTCAAAACGCTGTTAATGATGCTATCAACTATATTAATCAACGTGAGTTTGGCTGGCCCTTTACACATGATACTGAAACGCAGACATTAGTAGCTGGTCAAACACGTTATACTATTCCAACGGATACACAGTCAATAGACTATGACACATTTAGAATTAGTAAAGATGATACTCTGGGTGTATCAGGGATTACACTACGTATTTTAGACTACAAAGAATATACACAAAAATATATTGACCAAGAAACTACATCTGATGTAGGTGCAGTTCCTATCTACGTATTCCGCACACCAGATAATAACTACGGCTTGTACCCATATCCTGATAAAGCCTACGAATTAAAGTACGAATATTATAAAAAGCCTACTCCATTGTCGGCAGCAACAGATGCACCAACTGTACCTGAACAGTACCGACAGGTAATTGTAGATGGTGCAACTGCATACGCTTATCAGTATCGTGGAGAGGCACAGCAGTATGGCATCAACTTTGCACGTTTTGAGGAAGGCATCAAGCAGATGCAGACAATCTTGCTTAATCGTGCCGACTACATCAGGTCTACGTATATTCCATACTCACAAAGGTACGGTGCTGGCGCGGGTGGATTTTAGAGGTTTAAATGGCAGATGAATCTGGCCTCAGTCCTTATGTGTTTGCTTGTGAAGGTGGGTTAGTTCTTGACCAGCCAACCTTTAAGATGCAACCCGGCATGGCACTTGAACTAGAAAACTTTGAACCTGATGTACGTGGTGGCTACCGCCGTATCAATGGCTACATCAAGTGGAACAGCAATATTGTTCCTCAGACAGCTAGTTCATCTGAAGCAGTGCTTATGTCTGCTTTTTTTCCCGGCAACAATAAAGTAATTGCTGCACGTGGAGAAAAAGTATTTGAGGCTGGTACATCAGGTAGCTGGACAGAGATTGACACAGGACGTACTAATGCAAACAGGTATACGTTCTTTAGGTATAACCTAGCTGGCACTGACCATATTATCTGGGCTGATGGTGCAAACCACGCAACAAAATATGATGGCACAACTGTAACAGATATTAACGCAACAGGCGCACCATCCAATCCAAAGTTTGTTGTAGGTTATAAAAATGCTATGTTCTTTGCAGGGCATAGTGCCAATAAAGAAGAAATTGTATTTACGGCACCTTTTACTGACAATGACTTTAACACAGCCAATGGCGCAGGTTCCATACGAGTAGACAGCACAATCACTGGATTGTTTCCGTTTCGTGATGAATTGTACATCTTCTGTGAAGAACGTATCTTTAGACTTGTAGGCAACACTGTTGCAGACTTTCAGATGCAACCTGTTACTAGAGACATTGGTTGTCTAAATAACTTTACCATCCAAGAACTAGCTGGTGATATTATTTTTCTTGGGCGAGATGGACTTAGAACAGTAGCCGCGACTGAACGTATTAATGACGTTGAACTTGGCACAATTACGGCACCCATTAAGGAACTCTTTGATGGTGTAACAGACGTAGATGAGTTTGTAAGCGTAGTTGTACCCGGCAAGACACAGTATCGTCTGTTCAGGGTCAATAGGTCAGAAGATACACAGGCCACAACAAAAGGTGTTATTGCTGTACGTAAACAACAAGGTTACGAGTTTGCTACAACTATAGGCATACAGCCAGCTTGTACAGATTATAATACAGTACAGGGTGACATTTTTGTACTGCACGGTGGCTACGATGGTTATATCTATCGCCAAGAACAGGGTAACACATTTGATGGCACTACAATTATAGGCCGTTATCGTTCACCTGATATGACTATGGGAGATGCTGGCATACGTAAAAACTTTCAGCGAGTAATTATTAACTACGCACCTACAGGCGCACTTAACTCTGACTTGTTTCTACGATATGACTATGAATCTCCAGATGCAGCAAGACCTGATGCATACCCGTTTGACAGTTCAACAGTAGTGGCATTGTATGGAACGTCAGTATACGGAACAGCAACATACGGTGGTCAGTCAAACCCATTGGTACGACAGCCAGTAGAAGGTAGCGGTTTTGCTGTAGCAATGCGGGTGGTTGATAATGATATATCACTACCCTACACACTAAAAGGTTTTCAGCTAGAATTTGACGCAGGAGCAAGAAGGTAATGGCAGGTTACACTAGACAATCCACATATACTGACGGTGACGTTATTACCGCAGCACAGAGTAACAACGAATTTAATCAGTTACTTGCTGCTTTTGTAAATACCACTGGTCACAAACATGACGGCACTGCCGCTGAAGGTCCAGTAATAGGATTGATTGGTGACCCCGGTGTTGCCACACCACTTAACAAAGTCGTAGTTAGTGATACAAACAATCGCATTGGTGTGTTTGTAGATGTAGGTGGCAGTTCAACAGAACAGATACGCTTTCAAGACGGTGCCATTGTTCCTGTCACAGATAACGACATTGACTTGGGTGCATCTGGCACAGAGTTCAAAGACCTGTTTATTGATGGCACAGCCAACATTGACGCACTTGTAGCTGACACTGCTGACATAAACGGTGGTACAATTGATGGTGTCACTATCGGTGGTGCATCAGCGGGTGCGATTACGGCTACCAGCTTGGTGGCTACTACTGCCGATATCAATGGTGGTACAGTAGACGGTGCAGTAATTGGTGGGGCATCTGCTGCTGCCATTACAGGTACAACAATCGTAGCTAATACCAGTATTAATATTGCAGGTGATGGGGCGACTGTCACAGGCATTAAAGATGAAGACGACATGTCTTCCAATAGTGCGACTAAACTCGCCACGCAACAATCCATTAAGGCTTATGTAGATGCCCAAGTCACAGCGCAAGACCTTGACTTCCAAGCAGATAGCGGTGGTGTTCTCTCTATCGACCTTGACAGCGAGACTTTTACGCTTACAGGTGGTACAGGGATTGATACTTCTGGTTCAGGTAATGCTGTTACTTTTGCTATTGACTCAACTGTAGCCACACTTACAGGTACACAGACACTTACCAATAAGACGCTTACAACGCCCGTCATCTCCTCTATCAGTAACTCAGGTACTATTACCCTACCCACAGGCACAGACACGCTTGTAGGCCGTGCTACGACTGATACACTTACCAATAAAACTCTTACAAGCCCGACTATTACTACTGGCGTACTTAATGGTGCAGTCAGCGGTACGTCTATTAAAGATGAAGACGATATGTCATCTGACAGCGCAAGCCATCTGGCTACGCAGCAGTCTATTAAAGCATACGTAGATAGCCAAGTAACTGCACAGGACTTTGACTTCTCTGGTGACAGTGGCGGCGCACAGAGTGTAGACCTTGATAGTCAGTCAATGACATTCACAGGTGGCACAGGTATTGATACAACAGGGTCATCACAGACAATGACCTTTGCTATTGATAGCACTGTAGCGACACTGACAGGCTCACAAACTCTTACAAATAAAACCTTGACAAGTGCTGTACTCAATAGTACAATAAGTGGAACTTCCATTAAAGATGAAGACGATATGTCTTCTAACAGTGCCGACCATCTTGCTACACAACAGTCAATCAAAGCCTATGTAGATACACAAGTAGCCACTGTACCTGTCGGTGACATTACATCTGTAGTTGCTGGTTCTGGTATGACAGGTGGTGGTACATCTGGTGATGTTACACTGAATGTGATTGGTGGTACAGGTATTACTGCTAATGCTGATGAGATTACCATTGACAGCACAGTAACAACACTTACAGGTACACAGACACTTACAAATAAAACCCTGACTAGCCCTACTATTAATGGTGGCTCACTGTCAAGCACAGTCACGGGTACTACGCAATCTGCTGGCACAAGCAATACAACAATTGCTACAACAGCCTTTGCTGTCACAGAAGCTAACAATGCCGCTGTAGCAATGGCGATTGCACTAGGATAATACGCTTGACAAATCAGTATGATTGTGGTATAATTATACATAATTGGAGAAATAAATGGCAAACTCATTTAAACTGGTGACAGACACTGGAGTAGGCACTTCTGCTGCCACAGTTCATACTGGTGCTGGTTCTACCGAAACAACAATCATTGGCATGTCGATTGCAAACATTCACACTTCACAGATTGAGGTAGATGTACAGCTTGAGAACAATGACGGTGACAATATCTATATTGTAAAGGATGCACCTATTCCTGTGGGTAGCAGCCTTGTTGTTGTGGGCGGTGAACAGAAAGTAGTTATGAACGCAAGTGATGTCTTGAAAGTTACGTCAAATGTCGCATCTAGCGCAGACGTTGCTTTGTCTATTCTTGAAATTACGTAAGGAATAATCATGGGTTATATCGGCGCAGGTATATCAAGATTTAACACAGCAGATGAACTGACTGTTAGCGGTGATGCTGAGTTCAACGGCAACGCTAACTTTGGCGACAGTGACAAGGTTTCTTTTTCTTCTGGAAAACTTGAAATGTACCACGATGGTACAAACGCCTATATTGATGAGACCTATGCTAACGGCACGTTTCTAATCAGGGGCAATAACATTTCGCTTCAGAAGTACACTGGCGAGACGATGATACAGTGTGTGTCGGACGGTAAAGTTGAGTTGAACTTCAACAACGTGCCGAAGTTAGAAACCACCTCATCCGGCGTGGATATTACATCCACAGCAACAGCTACAACATTTCAAAGTAATGCAGGAGGTACGTTCACCACTGCATCCGGCAATGATTTAAACATTGTGTACCCTGACAGTCGTTCACTGTTTATCAAAGAAGGCTCAACTACTCACGTTACTGTGGATAATGTTGGTAACGTGGGCATCGGCACTGCGTCTGTAGACAATAAACTGCATTTAGAAAACGCTGGAACCCTGTATCTTCAAATTGAAAACACAAGCACAGCTAATAAATTTTATGTAGGAAACTCTGGCGGTAGTGCAATTTTGGAATCTACTGGTGCCTACAGTATGAATTTCAAAACTAATGGTAGCGAAGCGTTCCGCGTGGATAGTTCGCAAAACTTGTTAGTTGGCAAGACGGCATCTGGGATTGCAAACAACGGCATCGAACTCAGAGCAAATAACGATGTTCTGATAACCAAAGACGGTGCTACGGCTTTATATTTGAACCGCAAATCTAGTGACGGTGAGATAATAGAGTTCAGGAAGGACGGGGCTAATGCTGGTGAAATCGGCGTGGTCAATGGAAACAATTTAATAATTTCCAATAATGCCGACAATTCAGGCCTTCAGCTTGGCTCTGGTTCAATAACACCAGCCTATGATGGAGCGGGTCAAGACAATTCTGTTGATTTGGGAAGCAGCAGCACTCGTTTCAAACACGGTTATTTTGCCAACACTGTCTACACAGCGTCTGTTGCTGGAATTACTGACAACGATACTTACATCAACTTTGCTAACAATAACATAATGCAGTTCATCACTGGCGGCAGTGAAAAGGCTAGGTTTGCGGCTGATGGGAACCTATACATCGCCAAGACCAGTGACACTGCAACAGACGTTGGGCTTACATTAAGTGGTGGTGGGTTTATTCGTGCTGTTAGAAATGAAATTTGTGGCGTTTTTAACAGACAGGGTTCTGACGGCACTTTGTTGTCATTCAGTCGTAGTAATTCTGGAGTAGGGGCAATCAGCGTCACAACATCCGGCACTACCTACAACACAACCTCAGACATAAGACTCAAGCAAGACATTGAACCCCTAGAAGCTACTGACAAGCTGATGCAGATGAACCCTGTCAGCTACGCTTGGAAGGCTGACCCAGACGGCCCACGCTCTATGGGCTTTATCGCTCAAGAGATGGCCGATGTCATGCCCGAAGCTGTAAGCACTGGCGATGACGATGATGCAATGATGAGTATGGATTACGGACGCATCACACCAATACTGGTGTCGGCACTTCAAGATGCTCACCGCAAGATTGAAGAACTAGCAGCAGAGATTGCTGAATTAAAAGCCAATTAACAGGAGTAAACAATGGCAAACACATATACGTGGTCATATCCACAACTGGACACAGCACCCACGGAAGGTGACTTGTCAGACGTAATCAAGACAATCCACTGGCGCATTACTGCTGTCAGTGACAGTGAGCAAGACGCTGATGACAATTACCTGTCAGCAACTATGTACGGCACCACTGGTGTTGAGGTAGATGACGGCGTAGACTTCATTGAATTTAACAGTGTGACACAAGACTGGTGCAAGGCAAAGGTCTTGGCTGACATAGCACAGACTGAAGAAGAAGTACAGGCATCACTAGATGCACAGATTGCTGAAATGGCAAGCCCATCTATTGTAGGCAAAGTACCATCAAGCTGGTAATTTTAGGAGAACGTAGCCGTGACTAGAGCAAGAGACTTAGCAGATGCAGCCGATAAGGACTTCAGTGGCACCGTTACTGTAGACAATATAACTATTGGCGGTAACATCTCGCAGGATAGCGGGACTGTTAAGCTGGACGGTAATTATCCTACTGGTACAGGCAACGTGGCGTTGGGTGATTCTGCGCTTGATGATGGCAGTTTGTCTGGTGATTATAATACGGCGGTTGGCTCTAATTCTCTGACGGCAAACACTACAGGCTCACAAGCTACTGCTGTTGGTGTTCATGCGTTACAATTAAATACAACGGCAAGTTACAATACAGCAGTAGGCGTTAATTCAGCGCAGAACAATACAACAGGACAAAAAAACACTGCGCTTGGACATAGTGCTGGGCGACTAACTACAACTGGTTCGTATAATGTTTCTGTTGGATTGGAGGCGTTATACTCAAACACCACCGCCAGCTTCAACACTGCCATTGGAGCATCTGCACTTCTGTCAAACACCACTGGAGGTGGTTTAGCCGCTGTGGGCTACAATGCGCTTGGTGCTAATACTACAGGCTCTGCTAACACTGCGATGGGCAGTGAGGCACTTGATGCTAACACAACGGCAGATAACAACACTGCCTTTGGGTATCAAGCACTGACTGCAAACACCACTGGCGTATCCAATGTCGCTGTAGGTGCTGAGTCTTTAAACGCAAACACCACTGGTGAGCAACACGCCGCTTTGGGCAAAAATGCTTTGAAAGTAAACACCACAGGAAGCAACAGTGTTGCCATAGGTGCAGGAGCGTTACGGAACAATACTACCGCAAGTAGCAACACTGCTGTTGGGGCGATTGCTTTGAACGCAAACACCACTGGCGCAGAAAACGTAGCAGTGGGTTCAACAGCCTTAGATGCGAATACTACTGGAAATTATAACAATGCTTTTGGAAAAGACGCTCTAGGGGCGAACACTACAGGCGCGTATAACACCGCAGTAGGAAGAATGGCTTTATTGACCAACACAACAGGAAGTAGCAATGTTGCTTTAGGGTCAAATTCGCTTAGATTTTCAACCACTGCAAGTAATAACACTGCGGTTGGTTACGACAGTTTAAGAGCAAACACCACTGGTCATTCAAATGCGGCTGTGGGTTACAACGCACTTCTCTTAAACACCACTGGTACATCCAATGTCGCGTTTGGTTATCTTGCCGCAGATGCGAATACCACAGGGGGTGCCATAACTGCTATTGGTGAAAACGCATTGGGTGCAAACACCACCGCAAGTAATAACACCGCTTGTGGTAGAGAGGCTTTAAAAAATAATACTACAGCAAGCGACAATACTGCTGTCGGAAATGCCGCGTTAAAACTAAACACCACTGGCGGGTCCAACGTAGCTGTCGGAAGTACAGCACTTGCCGCAAACACTACTGGTGCAAGCGGCACGGCAGTAGGTCGTTTTGCACTTGAAGCAAACACTACGGGCAATCACAACACAGGTGTCGGTCAAAGTGCGCTTGAAGCTAACACTACAGGCTCAAACAACACGGCTGTTGGTCTTGCGGCTTTAGACTCTCAAACAACGGGTGCCAACAATGTAGCATTGGGCTATCAAGCTGGTCAGGCAATAACCACAAACGGTGACAGCACATTTGTAGGCACACAAGCTGGTTACAATACAACAGGAAATCGCAATCAATTTTTTGGATACGCATCTGGTGGTGAAGTAACGACAGGCTCTAACAATGTAATCTTAGGCCGTTACTCTGGCAATCAGGGTGGCATAGACATTCGCACAGTCAGCAACAAAATTGTATTGTCTGATGGTGATGGCAATCCCAGAATGTGGAACGACTCTGAACGCTGGAGAATTTCAAATAGTGGAGTAGATACTTTTTTCCCAAATACAAGTTCTGCAAGTGGAACAAATGGCATTGTACTTGACGGAAATACTGGCAGTGGTGCTGGATATATTGGCATTACAGGTGGTGCAAATTTATTATATTTAGATAGAAACGCCTCTGACGGTGATTTAATAGTTTTTTATCAGGCTGGCACTGTTGAAGGTAGCATTTCAGTATCTGGCACTACCGTGTCATACAACGGTGGACACCTATCTCGCTGGTCACAAGCTACAGACGGCAATCGTATTGACGGCCTACTCAAAGGCACCGTGATGACTAACCTCGACCAGATGGCTGAGTGGACTAAGGATGGCGTGACAGAAGATAACGAACAGCTTAACTGTATGGCTGTATCTTCAGTAGAAGGTGACCCAAATGTTGCTGGCGTGTTCGTTAACTGGGATGATGATGACGAGGACTACACCGCCGACATGAATATCGCAATGACAGGCGACATGATTATCCGCATTGCACAAAGCACAACTGTCGCACGGGGTGACTTGCTAATGAGTGCTGGTGATGGCACGGCAAAGCCACAAGATGACGACATTGTTCGTAGCAAAACAATCGCAAAAGTAACATCAACCAATGTATCGCACACATATGACGATGGGTCATACTGTGTTCCTTGTGTCCTAATGGCTTGTTAAAGGAGAATAAAATGGACGAACTTACAACAGAACAAATCGCACAGAACTACACCGCTATGGGTCATTCCGTGCAACTCATCACAGACGTGATTGCAGGTGATGCAATGGCAGACGATGAAGCAGAAGAGCGTCAGGGTTGTGTAGACCGCAATGTTGAACATCTGCAACTGATGGTAGCTAAAGACTACTGGACTTCAGAAGACATGACAGCAGTCAACGCTGCAATCACAGCAGGTCAAGGCTACACTGCCGAATAATAAACCGGAGAACCGTTAATGGCTTACTTAGGCAAATCACCATCACAGGGTGTACGTAATCGTTACTACTTCACTGCATCAGGCGGTGAGACATCAATCAGCGGTGCGCTGACAGGTGGCACCCTGACATTCACTGACGGCAACTATGTTGACGTGAACTTGAATGGTGTGACCCTAGTAGCTGGTACGGACTACAACACAAGCACAGCGAACACCATTGCTGGTTTGTCGGCATTGACTGCAAGCGATGTAGTCGAGATTGTAGTATATGACGTGTTTAGTGTGTTCAGTGGTAATGTGAACAGCGACTTCAGTGTGGGTGGTAATCTAAGCGTTACTGGTACAACTGCATTTACAGGCGCAACAACTATTACTGGACTGACCACAACTGGTGACATCAACTTTGGCGACAACGACAAGGCCATCTTTGGTGCTGGCAGTGACTTGCAGATTTATCACGATGGGTCAGCTAGTAGAATTGTTGATTCAGGAACAGGCGGGTTAACATTACAAGCAGATGCAAATGTCGTAATTCAAAACTCTGCTGGAACAGAAACAAAGGCAGAATTTACAACTGATGCTGGTGTTAATCTCTATTACGACAACGCTGCTAAACTCGCCACCACCTCATCTGGCGTGGATGTCACTGGCACGGCGGTAGTTGATGCCCTTACATGCAGTGGCTCAGCCACTATCGAAGGTACCTCTACATTTGGAACATCCAGCGCCGACACGAGATTTAACTTTGATGGTCCAAATCAGTACAGAGCCGTGTTCAAACACTCAGGAAATATTGCAGGACAAATCGGTGGTGGTGGGGCAGACGAATTGCGGTTTAGCAATGCGGCTGGGGCAATCGTTGCTTCTATTACGGGTGGCGGCATTACCTTCAACGGCGATACCGCAGCGGCCAATGCGCTAGATGACTATGAAGAAGGCACTTGGACTCCAGTTTTAACAGCATCAAGTGGTGCGCCTAGTAGTGTTGGTTATAGCACTCAATCAGGTTCATATGTAAAAATTGGCAAAATGGTAACTGTATGGTGTCGCATTACTCTTTCTTCTCTATCAGGCGGTTCAGGAAACGGACAAATTTCAGGTTTGCCTTACACTTCAGAAAATCATAATTCTCTTAGAGGAAATGTGGGCGTTATGTTAGACCAGTTAGATTCAGATAATCGTCAATGTTTTATTCAAGTAGATTTAAGTGCTACGACCATGACATTAGTAAAAGATGCTGGTCAGGGTAGCAGTCACGCTGGTCTTGAAATTGGTGAATTAACAGGCAACACCGACATTAGATTTCAATATTCATACACAGTATAACCCCACCAGAGGTGCGGGTCGGACAGTCCAAGCCAGAAGGAGATAAAAATGGCACTTACAGAAGAAACAGCACAAGACAAGATTGAAGTAGTCGGCGAACACAAAGCTGTGCAGGTTCGCACTGCCACAGTTATCAAGCGTGATGGCGAAGAGATTAGCCGCAGCTTTCACAGGCACGTTCTGCATCCTAGCACTAAGACAGACGATACTTGGGCAGATACTGACATCAGCGGCGAAAGCGCAGAGGTGCAGGGCATCTGCAACGCTGTGTGGACAGACGCAGTAAAGACTGCTTATCAGGCCGCAATGGACGCACAGAGCGTATAGGCAACCATACAGGAACTTGAGGCTCGTATAGCCACACTAGAAACTGAATAATGAAAATGACCCAGCAAGTAGAGCCAGCACTCAAGGTACAGATGGAACTAGACGCACACGAAAAAGAGTGCGCCATGTTTCGTGAGTTGGTAAACGGCAAGCTGGACAACTTGGATAAGCGCATGTGGCGTTTAGAAGCAATGATAATGGGTAGCACCGTAATGGTGGTGGCTATGGTAGTTACAGTATTTATGGGAATGAATTAGTATGGCGATGTTCAAAGCATTTAAACCTGAAGCAATGAATAAGATTGCACAGGCTATGGGCTATTCTGGTGACATGGGCCAGTTCCAACAATACATTGAAGATGACCCAGCACGTAAGGCACGAATGAATGGCTTTGTCCAAGCTGCACAGCAGATGGCAAAGGGTGGTGTAGTGAAGATGCAACAAGGTGGTATATTGTCTCAAGGTCCATCTTTTTATACTCCTACATCTGGAGAAACGCTTGTTCAAAATGACCCTACGCCTACAGCCATTAGGTCAACAGTAATGCCTCAAACTGGAGGTATGTTTGCATTTAAATCTGACGGTACACGTGTAACTGTTCCACAAGGATATTTTGACCCACGCACAGCACAACAAGACACACCACCTGCTGCACCTACACCCCAAAGTGATGTAAAGAACGTAGCTATTGGTGATGTAACTACACAGCGTATGTATGCACCCGGTCTACCGCAGGGCGGTGTAACTACCGCTGCTATGACACCAACAGGTCCGGGTCAAGAAGTGCAGCAAGGTACTGGCGCACTTACAGGTGCAGTTGCAGTGCCTACAGCTATGGCACAGACAGCTATAGCTGCCCCACAACAAGAGTCACAAGCAAATGTAATGGAAGCCGCTACAGCCGCACCAGCAGTCGATGCAGCTATGAATGCTACACAGGCAGCACAGGCTACCGTAGACCCCCGCGCACAGGTCACAGCGGCCCAGCAAACAGCATCTAGCGTAGGTAATCTACAGGCTGCACAGGGCAATGCCACACTTATCAACAATCCTGTACAACGTCAGATTCAAGCAGGTGAACTTATCTCTGGTGCTGCTGATGCCCAGACTGCTGCTACCTTTACTGAACAAGTACAAGCTGCAGAAGCTACACCATCTACGCAAGCTACTGTACAGGGCCAGCTTGCTTCTCTAACAGCCAACTTTGATGCTGCCAATCCACCTGCATGGGCCGCTGGTGCTATGCGTAATGCTACACAAGCAATGGCTGCACGTGGACTAGGCGCAAGTAGCCTCGCTGGTCAGGCAATTGTACAGGCCACGCTTGAGGCTGCTCTCCCCATTGCACAGGCTGATGCAGCAGTAACTGCACAGTTTGAGGCACAGAACCTATCTAACAGACAACAACGTGCTATGCTTTCTGCACAGCAACGTGCCACATTCATGGGTCAAGAGTTTGACCAAGCCTTTCAATCACGTGTTCAGAACTCTGCACGTATTGCCGATATAGCTAACATGAACTTTACTGCTGAACAACAGGTACAGCTAGAGAACTCTCGTGCTGCTAATACAATGAACCTTAACAACTTGTCTAACTCACAGGCAATGACAATGGCAGAAGCATCTGCACTAGCACAGATGGATGCATCTAATCTTAACAATCGTCAACAGGCTGCAGTAAATAATGCACAGGCATTCCTGCAGACCGATATGGCTAACTTGTCTAATCAACAACAGACAGAGTTGTTTAAGGCACAACAGCGTACACAGTCTATGTTTACGGACCAAGCAGCTACCAATGCAGCACGTCAATTCAATGCATCTAGTCAGAACCAAGTTGACCAGTTCTTTGCCAATCTGGCACAGCAGACATCACAGTTTAATGCCACACAGCAAAATGCACAGGCACAGTTTAATGCAGGTCAGGCTAATACAGTAGAACGCTTCAATGCTGAGATGAATAATCAGCGTGACCAGTTCAATGCACAGAACCAGATTGTAATTGCACAGTCAAATGCACAGTGGCGTAGGCAAATTGCTACAGCAGATACCGCTGCAGTTAATCGTGCTAATGAAATTAATGCTGCTGCTGTTCTTGATATTAGTAAGACCGCTTACGATAATCTGTGGCAGTACTATGCAGACAGCATGGAGTATGCATGGGATGCTGCAGACAGTGAACTTGACCGTTTGAATAACTTGGCTGTAGCACAGCTTAGTGCAGATGCACAAGCAGCAGCAACAAAAGCAGCAAGCAGTTCTGCTGCTGGTAGCGCATTAGGCGGTTTGATTGGCACACTTGGTAGTGCATTTATTGAGTTTGGATAAAAATATGCTAACTAATCCTACACCTATATTACATCAGAACTTGTCACTGGCTATGAAGAATATGCCAGAAGAAACTCCTATGACTAAAAATACTTTGATGGGGCCACCTAAAAAACAGGTGACAAAGGCAAAAGAAGATGATATACTACAACCTTCAAGACGTGTAGCTTCTTACATTGAAACAATTCAAAAGAAACGTGAGGAAATTAAGAATGGCTGACATGATGATGCAACCTAAACTTGATGCACCTATTCCGGGTCATTCCTTAACTAAGGAACTTGGCTCACGTCCTTGGCAGCAACCTGCACAGTACACAACTGTAGAGGATGCGCTGGACTATTATATTCCACGACTTGAATCTGATGAAGTTACAAGTCAACTTCTTGATGTACTTGAAATGGGTATTCCTGTAACTACAGTAGCTAATACAATGCAGCTTGGTAGTGTCATGGAAGGCAAGCACAGTGTTGATGTAGGTATGCTTATATTGCCTGTACTGGTTGAGTTGATTATGTTAATTGCTGATAGCGCAGGTGTTGAATATACTACTGGTCTTGAAAAAGATAAAGAAATTCGTGGTTCTCTAGTAGATTTAGCAGTTAGTAAATTTAAAGAAGAAAAAGATAAAACAAAAAATAATGATGCTAGTGAAGGTGATGGTGGTAAATTTGTTGCCGACAGCATGAAGCAAGCTGCCGAAGATCGTGTCGGTGGATTAATGTCTAGGGGTACATAATGTCTCTTTTTGGTTTAGGTTCATTTGGTGAAGGTTTTGTTACAGGCTTTGCTACGGAGGCAAACGAAGCACTAAAAAAGAGTGTTAATCGTATTAATACTCGTGTAGACAAACTTAAACAATTTCAAGTAGAACGTGCTATTAAAGAGCAAGACAAACGTGCTTCAGAAATAGAGGAACACAAAGAGGCACTAGCAGAAGCATACGCATTATTTGGGGGTGACGAAAATGCAGAGCAAGCTATTGCTTATGCTGGCGGTCTTCTTAAAGAACGTGGTGGTCTTGCTGCATTTAAAAGTAGGATTGCTGAACTGCGTGAAGCAAAAGATAACGATGTAGATATAAATTCATACTTTGGACGTGCGGAAACAGATGCACCTTATAATGCTACATTAGATGATATAGCAGAAGCTGCAGTAGGTGGACGTTCTACCTTGGCAAGTGATTATCGTTTACCTAAAGGCATGGGTGATGATAGCAGTTTAATAGGTACAGTACTTGGTAAAAAGATAGATGTAGTCGGTATGGCTATGGAGCAAGCAGGTGAAGAAATTCGTGCGTTATACGGTGCGGATGTAGACACACTTGTTAAACTGCCTACAATCACATTCAAAGCTGAAGAGTTTTCTTTACGTGATAAAAGTCCTGCTGAAAGACTAGATTACGCAAATAAAAAACTAGCGTTACCACGTGTGCAAGCAGATGAAGCCCTTAAATCAAAATATACAAGTATGCGAGATGAACAAGAGTTAGCGGTTATCAATACTAAAGATGAAGCAGCTACTATTGAAATTCTTGATGCCCAAATTAATCGTGCTGAACCGGGTTCTGATGAAGAAGCTACGCTTCTCTCTCAACGTAAAAACGTAAATAGAAATATGCAATTAAAAGCTGTTGCAGATCAGCCTGTAAAAGAACTTAATTTAAGAATTGAGTATGCAATGGCAGATGCTCTTGAAGAGTCTGAACGTACAGGTAATCCAATTGATCGTAGTCAAGTTGAAATACTAGAACAAGAACTGGCTTCTCTTACAGGAGATGTACCAAGTGTTCAGAGTGAAATTGATGAAGAAAGAGAAGAACTCCGGCGTAGGTCTGACCCATCATACACAGGAACAGATAAACTTACAATAGGTTCCGATGAGTACAATAACGAACTTGCTCGTATTGAAGCTAGACAAAATGCACACGATTCAGTAAAGCCTATAAAACCTTTAAACCCTAGATCAGTAGATGTGTTTCAAGATACTTTTCTTAACGCTATTGCAAGAGCAGAAATAGATGCAATAAAGCAGTTTTCGGATACAGAACAAACTGTTTATCAAGGTATAAAGGATTTAGCTAAAACCCCTGCAGAACTAGAACGCCTACGACAAAAAGGGCAAGATGATGCAAAAGCAGGTAATAACGCTTTAAATGAAAGACTTGCTATTTATGACAAAGTTGCTGCTGCATCTCGTTCTGTAACGAATACCGTTATAGCCCGTAGTTTAAATAACTATAATAAAAAAGATCACGCTGAAGCATGGATTGCTGCAGCAAATCTTGGATACATTGATCCTGCTGACGCAACAAGTACTCCGACTGCCACTGATACCTCTGCACAGACTGCTGCTGCATTGGGTGTTGAAATAACTGCAGGTGCTGCCACAGCAGCAGACGTTAAAAGGCAGTTTCCCGATACTGTGGAAGGTGCTAATGCCATGATTAATCAGTTGTATAAAAATAAATTGAAGGTAGAAGATGCGATTAAAATGGCTAAAGAGGACGGGTATAGTCCTGAGTTTTTGGCTGTTCTTGAGCAAGAGAAAGGCCAAGATCCTGCAGGGGTCGCACAATTGGTTATTCAAGACACGGATATAGACGTTAATGATGAAGAGGTTCGTCAAATAGCTGAAGCAAAACGTATTATAGGGGATGTTGCAGGATTTGATTCAAAAGAAATTCGTGCTATTGCAAAAGAACTAGGCGTAACTCCAGAAAAAGCTGCGGAACTTCATGCAGCAGCAACAGAGGAAATAAAAGAGGCGCGTAAAGAAAACCGTGTGTCTAGGAGAAGTGGAAGAACTAACAATCGCTATACTGGTGGATTAATGTCGAGGAAGTAGATATGGGTTTTCGTGATTTACTCCTTTCTAATGACGAGGAAGAAGAAACAGTTACTTCTCCTCTATTAGAAAAGGAAGAACCAAAAGCGCAGCAATCTTTTCGTGACTTACTTTTGGCCCAGCCAGAGGAAAAAGAACCGGAAGATATTGACGTAGCTACTGCTGCAACGGCACAAAAAAATATAGAGAACAATTCTGCTATTCGTGAAGCTGCTATTCGTTTTGTGCAAGACCGTTTGGGTATGACAAATGTTACCGATCCTGATGAAGCTATGGAAGAGTATATAGAACACTTCCGTTCTTTTAACGTAAATGAAATTACTGCAGGTGGTGACTATAGGTATGTATCTGCTGCTGCTGCTGACGCAACTAAAACACCTGATTTAACACAAGAAACTAGAGATAAAGCTGCACAGAGATTAAGTGACTACCGTTTACTATATCAGTCTTTTAATGAGATGCCAGCATTTTCAGATAACTTTTTTACCGCAACTGGCGATTATGCGGAAGGCATTTTAACAGCCCCATCTACATATATAGGAATGCTATTGCCCGGTGCAGGTAAAGCGGCGGGAATAGCTGCCCAGACAGGTGCTAAAGTCGCAGTTAATCGCACACTTGCACAAGCATTTAAAACCCCCATTTCAACCCTAGCCGCTAAAGCCGCTGCAAATCCTATTAAAACCACTGTTTTAGTAGAAGGTGCGGGTGGTTCTTTGCAGAATGTAGCCGCCCAAAAAACTGAGATGGCTGCAGATTTACGTACAGATTATGATCCATCTGAAACCGCAGTGGCATTTGGCCTTAGTGCGGCTTTACCTGCTGCGGGTGTAGTATACGCAGGTAAAATGGGGGCTAAAAAGTATATTGAAAAAGATACACCTGATTTAGTTGAACAAGTTCTTAAACAAGAAGAAGATGCTACAGTAGAAGCTGCAAAAACACTTACAAAAAATAAAAAGAATAAAAAACTTGCAAAAGACATAGCTGATGGCGCACCTAGCGTACGTTCTTTGGATGCGGATGAAGTTGCTAAAGGTAAAGATGTTCGTGAGATTATGGAAGCGGGTAAAGAACTAGACCCAGACTTCAATATGACCTTAACCCCAGAAAAAACAATGCGTATCTATGCTGGTGTAGTTGAGATAGCGGAAAGAGCAGGTATAGAAAAAGCACCTGACGAACGTATAACAGAGTTTGTTGCTCGTGCTATGGACGAGATAGTTAGAAAAGACCCTAAAAAGGGTGGAGAAAAAGCAGAAAAACTTTATGGTGAAATACTAGAAAAGTATAAACTTACCAACGATGATTTTGGTGCGTTTGTTATGGCTGATGCTTCAGATTGGGGGCGTAAAGGTGCTGCTATGTCTCAAGCAAAAAGATTACAGGTACGCTTGAACAATGCTGCTGCTAATAAAATATTTGGTTTAGATGAAGAAGCACTGAGTAAAATAAAAGAACTTGAAGAGGCTGTAAATGATGGTGATGTTCGTCTAGCACTAACCAAATCAGATGAGATAGCCGATAAAGCAGAGACAGATGGTCTGTTTAGAAAATTAGATACCGTGCGTCTAGCTGCAATGACTTCACAGACAGCAACAACTGTTCGTAACGGTGTTGGTGGATTTGGTCGTGCAGGTATTGATGGTGTAACTAAATTATTGGATAGGGGTATTGCATCTGGTTTAAAAACAGTCGGATTTGCTGAAGGTAAAAAAGGACTTAATTTACTTGAAAAAGACCCTAATCTAGATTCTTTTTCTATTTTATATGGCATGATGAATACTAAAGAATCTGCTGCTATTAAAGACATTTTTAGGATGGGTTTTGACCAGAAAGCAGAGGCACTATACCGACAACTGCGAGACATTGATAATAAAACAGGCAAAAAGAAAGGTATGAACAGTGCCAGAGCAATTGCTATGGAACTAAATGCTCTTAACCAACTTACTGATAATTATTTTAAACAGGCAGCATTTGCCGGATCATTGAAAAGACAACTAAATGAACAGTTTCAAAAAGCATTGGCTGATCCTAAAATGGCAGATACTGTAAAAGCAGAGGATTTTAACCTGTTAAACATTATAGCTGATGGAGATTTTAAAAAGGTATTTGGAGATAAAAGAGGCAAAAATATGTTAGACAAGGCAGTTAAAGACTCTTTGTACTTTACATATCAACAAACACCAAATTCAAAAGTAGGACAAGCTATTGTTAATGGTATACACTCTGCACCATTTTTGACAACATCATTGGTTCCTTTCCCCCGATTTATTATGAATGCACTGCGCTTCACCTACGAATATTCCCCTGCATATATAGTTCAGGGTGCTGCACGATCCTTTTCCAAAGATTCTAACAACTACGAAGAACTTGCCAAATCTTTAATTGGTACGGGCATACTAGCAGGTGCCGTAGCTTTTAGAGGAAGTGAAAATGCAGGTGAAAATTGGTATGAGTACAAAATGGATGATGGCCGTACATTTGATATGCGTCCTTTCTTTCCTGCCGCACCTTATTTATTTTTTGCTGATTTGTATGTAAAATATAGAGATAATGATCCTGTAATTGGAGATAGGAGATTTGTTGCAGATGGTATTCAAGCACTGACAGGCACACAAATGAGAGCAGGATTTGGTGCTTATGCTATTGACGGTGCTATTAAGGACTTGTTGAGAGATGATACAGACGCATATCAAAAGGCAGGTAAAATTGGTGCTAATTACATTTCTAACTTATTTAGTACATATACTATACCGCTTACTGCAAGTCAGGACGTGTATAATACATTCTTATCCCCAGATGATGAAGTTATTGCTAGGCAGACTGACTCATCCAATTTATTTGATTTGATTGTAAATAAATCAACCGCACGTCTACCTATGAATTATGCTTTGCAAAAGAATATACAAGAGATGACGGGTGGAAGTTCGTGGCTTCCTAAATACACGGCACCAGAAGCCTACCAATCGGGTACACGTGATGAACCACTGCGTAGACAAATACCTATTACACGTCAGGTTGCAGGTATTTTATTACGGGATAGGCGTAATTTTCTTGAAAATGAAATGGCACGTCTTAAAATATCAAAGAAAAAGTTGTTACAAAAAACAGGTGTTCCTGAAGCAGATACACTAATAGGTGATTTAATGGGAGAGTATTCAGTAGAATACATTGTTCCTATTTTACAGAATAGTGAAGAATATAAAAGTCTGGATGGAGCAGATCAAGCTGTATTTTTAAAGTCTGTAATTGATGACTACAAAGCAGATATTATGAAGTTAGTTCGTTATCGTTCTCGTTATGAAGGTAAAGAAAAGTACGGTATAGATGTTATGGCTAAAGCAGACTTTAATAAGTTACAGTCAATGTATCAAAATAAAGCTATAGAAGAATATAATAGAAGATATGGAACGCCAAAAGAAGGTGAGCAATATGATTATTCTATTCTAACTGAAATGGGTAAATCGTGGCAACGAATAGCGGAAAATAGATAAAGTAAAAAAAGGGGCAATTAAGCCCCTTCTTTTTTTGTCCAGTATTCTAACTCCCACCAACCATTAAAGTCTCTGACACAATCACATATAGTATTAGTCAGTGCCATGCCTATGATATATACTAACCACAGACATATAGCACCACCTATAACATATTTAACGATGGTCACCAGAGCCAGACAGAGTACCCCTAGCTTTGCGGTCAGCCAATTTACGTAGGTTGTTTTCCATAACATGTCCTAAGTCCATCCCCATCTCTGCTGCAAGCACAGCGCAGTACCACATGACATCACCAATCTCGTAGGCAATCTCAATCTTCTTGGCTTCATACTCATCCTGTGCAGCACCATCTCTAATAAATTTCTTCACCTTATTAGCAATCTCTCCCGCCTCCCCAGTAAGGCCCAGAGTCAAATACTCTGTGGCCTTTTCTTTTGGGAAGATGGCAGTGCTACACGCCTGTTCTTGATATGCTGTTCCTGTAATATCACTCATCCTATTCTCCTTTATCCACTGTCTAGCTTCTTGCTCTAGCTTGTTCATCCCGTTGCACTCTCTTCAAGTTGGCGTAGTAGGCATCGTTGTACCCACGTAGCCACTCACGATGCTGCATTGTGTTATGGTCAATGCCGCTATCCCCAAGGAAGAACTTGCCTTTGTTCCCCTTGGTCATCTTGCCATTCATAAAGGCATCGAAACCCCACTGATATTGAATCTTTAGTGGAGCATCGTACTTGCTTAGTCCATTACGCCTCATCTAGATTCTCCTTTACATCGTAATTGAAAAGTTTAATTGCTGTAACAGGGTCAATCTTGAACCACTCTCCACGGCGTTCCTCTGCGAAGTGTTCAAACACCTTATGCATGTGGCTTTCTTTCAAGTGCCTGTCTTCCGTATCAAGTCGTGCAATGATCTTGTAATCACGAAACGGTGAAGATGTCTGGTAGCCGTTGCACCTATCGTCTGCGTTTACTGCCTTGCCTACCTTGACCCACTCAGGGAAAGCAGGATTAACAATTGCGTAGACCTCACCAAGCGTAGTCTTTTCAATCTGGTTATGTGACCACACATCATCCAGTGATTTATACCTACCCGGCTTGTGAAGCGGGTGTGACGTGGGAATGTACTTGCCGTTCACAAACATGCGAACATCATTGTTCTTGTGGTACTGGTCAATCCTCTCACGCTTACCTGCTGTCTTTGTGCCTTTAGGGCGAATGTACCACCACTCACCGTCCTCAAACACAGCCTCTGTCTTCCTAGTTGCTCTCTCTTTCAGCTTTATCATGCTAATCTCCTCTACTGTTCAGTTGGGGTTTCTTCTTCTACTTGCTCTACTGATGCAATCAGTGCCTTACTGAAAGCGTCCTCTGCTGCAACGAGCTGGTCAATGTTGAACCGTGCCTCTGCAATGCGACCTTTTAGATTACGCACCTGATTCACAAAGTACTGCGACTGCTCATCAAGGTCAGCGAAGTCGTACTCCGTTTCGTTAATCGTGATTTTGTTTTGTTCTGTCATCGTGCTTCTCCTTTTCTTTTATCCACTCTTTGTATTGTTCAGACTTGCGGGGTGGATTAGCTATCAACCAATCCTTGCCCCGTTTCCAAATCAGTTTACTACTCATTGAAATAGTCTGTCAAGATATCCATCCTATCAGAGTGCATTGCAATCTTGTCCAACTCACCCTGTATAGCTTCCATAATATCAGAGTGTTCTCCGATACCTGCTGGATTCTTGAGGTATGTCTCAATGTTCATTACATGCAGATTGATATTTGCCTCTGCATGACTTCTAAGTACTTCTAACATTCTTTCTCTCATCTGTCAACTCCTTTCCTTCCGTATGCCAATCATACTCTTCATTGTGTTTGTCTACTGCTTTTGTGATTAATGATAATAAGCCTTCATTAATTAGTGCCTTTCTCGATTCATCATCACAATCAAACACAACAGTAGCTGAACCATTTTCATGTTCTACTACTTTTTGTACTTCAATTTTTCCTACCATTATCACTCCTTTTTCTAAACCTATGCTTGAAGAATACAATCAAATTGATTGTGGTGTTGACAGTGATAGCTAGTATCAGCCACCACTGCCACCATGTAGGCATGTCCACTCCTTCAATCACGCTGCATTCAAGTCCACTACTTCACAGACACCAGCAGTACATGCCAACTCACGTCCACCTGAAGTATTATCTTCTTTCTCAAACTCCTGCAACTTAGACCAATTAACACTGCGAGGCATTTCTGCCATCATAGCATCATATTCATCTTCTGTGCAGTCCTGATATGGGGCTTGCTTATACACGTGATCGTCAAACGGCAGGAAGCTAATGCCTGACACTTCATCAAAGTGTTTGTAAACCCAATCTCCTACTTCCATCCACTCATTCTCTTTTACAGAGACTGTTACAGATGGCTTATGCTCACACCAGTAACGCTGATAAGTAAGCCACAACTCAAGCTGTTCAATAGCCGACATGATTGTGCGTGTTACTGCCCCACGTGGTGCTGCCATTGGAAAGCTAAACACAGTAGTGCTGTGTGGCTTACCTACATCTGGCTCATTCGGTATACCTTCTGATATAAGGAACTGTGTAATGGGGTCTTTGTTATCACCACGTACAGTACGAATGTAGTGTGGGTTGTGCCTTGCATGGATGCCAGATGCACTGTCAACAAGCTGCGACACTGTGCCACTAGGCTTGACGCATGTGATAGCCGTTGACTGTGGAATACCAAGCTGTTCAGCCATAGCAGCGTTAGTCTCTACTGCTGTGTCACGCAATGTCTCCAGTGTCTGCCCAATGTTCTTGCCAAGATGGGCTGACGTACCACTGAGCAAGTCGTTGTCCATGATACCTGTCAGTGACACGCCCAGCAAACGCTCTTCCTCTGTGTTCTTCTGCCATACCTTACGCAGATATTTGAAGTCAGTCAGTGTTGACTGGAATGTACCCAAGATTGTAGCCAAGCGTACCTTCTCACGCAATGTCTGTTGTGTGTCACTGGCACGTGCAACTACCTCTGACAAATTGCAGAACTGATATGGGCGCAAGATAATTTCACTGCAAGGATTGCATCCGAAATCTTGTTCCGCATCACGCCTACCATTCTTAGCTGCTTGTACCTTTGCTGCTTGACGATTGAAGATACCACGTTCACCAGAGTGTGATTCATATAGTGACAACCATTCCCGCATAAATGTACCCATCTCTGGTTTTACTTTATACGCTACAGAGTTATTAGCTAGTCCTCTTTGGCCTTCACGTTTAATACCCTTCTCAGGTTCATCCCACCATACACCTGACTTGGCATGTGCCATCTGGTCATCGTTCAAGTTGGACAGGCTGATTAGTGCGCTACGGCGTACACCACCGACAACTACAACCTCACCAATCTTACACATGATATCGTGACACTCAATAGGATAAAGTCTGCGACCTGCTGCACCCTTAAACTTCTTAATGATAAAGTCAAAGAGTTCTTCCAAAGGTGCTGGGCCACTGGCACGACCACCAAATGTCTTTAGTCTTTCACCTGCAGGACGCACCTCTGATACATCCCACTTTGGAATCTGACCTGCGTAAAGCAATGAGATAAGTTCACGCAGGGACTTTGCCCATCCGGGGCGGCTGTCACCTACTTTAATTACTGTATCTGTCTCATGCATATCTTCATTTACAATAGGCAACTTATCCACTACTTCACGCTCTACAGAGAAGCCTACACCCGTTCCACACATTAGAATGTACATAGTCTCATCAAATGCTCTAGGGCTGTCTACAGGCACGTAGGAACAGTTGTATGCACCCACGTGGCAGCGGTCTAGTGCTGGGCCAGATGTCATCAAGGCTCTCATGCTAGGCATGATATCTTGGTTCAGTACAGCATCCTCTAGTTCGCCACGCAGTTCATCTGACAGCACGTAATTGCATGTACTGTACAAGTGGTTCTTCATATAGTCAAAGTAGCGTTCTACTGTTTCAACCCATGTCTCACGGCGTTGTTCATCTTCTTTCCATCGGGCATACCGTGATAGCGCGATGAAGTTTTGGTAGTCTGTTGGTAGATAATTGTTCATATCTGTCACTCCGTTATTGTTCTCATTGTTCTAATGTCGGCACCGTTTACATCATAAAAGTATTCACGTATGCCATCCTCTATCTCCTCCCCAACCTGCCCATCAGCGGGTACGGGGTATTCCTCCTCGTCAATATCCAATGTGATGAACATTTTAACTCTCACCATTTGCCATTACCTCTTCAATCAACTTATCCAGATACCACTGGGCCTTCTTCAAATCCTCAAGCGGTTTATCTTTGTAGTCAAAACGCCACAGGTACTTGAGGATGTTTCCCTGTAGGTAGTACTTGAAGCCATCGTTAGTGGCTGCAGAGATAGCATGAATACACTCAATACCTGTTTGATTGTAGTGTGGTGGGCTGTTCACCATGTCCACATTGCCATAGGCTTCCTTGCCAGCTTTCTCCGCTTCTTCCATCATCTGTTTCATGTACGCCTCGTGTCTCATGCATTACCTCCTGTCTTAGTGTTGAAGTTGAGATGAACTACGTTACCGTCATACTCTTTCTCTACGCCCATCTCTTCCTCTAGTTCTACATCAACTTCCATCTCGTTGTCAATAACACTTGTGACATATTCATGCACGACATTACGAATAGCTTCCTCTTGTTCCATGATAGGCACAGTAGCACACATCATCTTACAAAAGTGCATAACCTGACTGTAGTCTTCATCATCCATTGGGTTCTTGGGAAATGCCATGATTGAGATATCAATCTCACCACTCCAATGCCCATCATCATCAGCAAAGGGTCTGACCCGAATAATAAAGTCCTCGTCATTTACATTGTTTATAAGTTCGTCTTTGGTCATTTTCTAATTCTCCTTTTAACTGTTGAGTTTGGGTGGCTGATAAAGTTTGGGTGTTTGTCCTTACCTTTCTCTTTTAGCCAATCTTCTGGAATGATGCGGTCATAGTATCTAAAACCATTCTTGATGCACCAATCCCCATATGTTGTCTTTGCTCCTTTACGTATCTTGCTCTTGCTATTCTCAAACACAAACCGAATGTCAAGTTCTGGATGCTGCTTCTTAATCTGTAAGTGTTTACGCCTATCAGCAGCCATGAATCTACCTTTTACCTCAACTATGATACCGTTGTCAAGTATGTAGTCAGGAGTATAAGTGCGGTAGGCTAGGTCTTCCCATTCAATTTTGATGGCTTCATATCTAAACGATATTTTATCTGCCTTCAACTTCTCTGCGATGGTTAGTTCTAGCCCACTGCGATAACCATACTTACGTGCGGCTCTCCATGCTTTATGGTACAACTACATCTCCAATATAGGCCACCATTGGTGGAACCTTGGCTTTCGACATAACTGATGGCTGTTCCTTTAAGTTATCCCAACAGTCAAATCTGTATGAGCAAAACTTGCAGCCACTGTTTAGTATCGTGTTGCCTGTCTCCTTACCTCTGAACTTTTCGGCTACAGGCTGAAAACACCGTTCAAACTTATTCTCCTTTACTGTGTCTACGGTTTTTTGTATCTTAGCTATTTCTTTATCCAAGTCAAGTCCTGCCGCTGGCACATACTTGAATTGACCGTTGGCTTTATTGACTACCCACCAGCCACCTACATACTTACCAGATGCCTTAGCATAACCAGCTAGTTGCCCTACATAACCAAAGCCATCTCCATCAGCCAGCGTTTCATATGATTCAAACTTGTTAGTATAGGACCAATTAGATGCTGACTTAACATCATCGACTGCACCATCAACAACAATATCATATGTTCCATTAACGGATGCACCATCCAGTTCAAGTGTGACATGTTCAGGTTCTTCATATTGTACTCCTGCTTCTCTCAACAGACCCTTGAATACTGCCTCAACAATATCGCCAAGCATCATGTTCATTATGAATGTAGTCGGCATCGGCAATGCCGCCTCTGGCTTATTCTTTTCATACCAAAGTTGGCAAGTGGGGCGACCTACGTTTGACATCCGTAGTTTAAAGTCGCCCCGCTTTTTACCGCTGCCGAACTGCTTGTGCAGTGCTTCAGCAATGTCGGAAGAGACTTGTTCAATTGTCTCCTCAGACATCTCTGTTTTGCCTTTGACTGCATCCTCCATATATTGATGGAGTGCAAGTTCAGCACGGTGATGCATTACGCTACCTCTTCATCAATTTCAATGTCAACCATGTCATCGACAACATCAACATCGTCATCTTCCATTTTGGAGTTAGCCTTCTCTGCCCATGCATTGATAATGTAGTTGTTGTAGTTATCAATCCATGACATGAAGTCACCGAACAATGCCTGATCCTGTTCAGTCAACTCAATGGTATTTGAGACATCCAGCGATGCCACAGGCACAAAGTAGGAGGCACCTGTTGGAATCTTACGCTCACTGGTGTTAGCAGTGATTATGTGCTGAATGGGCAAGCGTTGCATCTTTGCCAAAGTAGTGAAGCTGGAACCGATTTCCTTAAAGGCATCACGGTTATCAATCTCCCAGATGAACGGGGTAGGTGCTACTTCAACAGGCTCACCGTTCTCATTCGTTGGGTTAATCAACTCCACCTCACCAAAGACAACACGTACACGCTTGATCTGCTTGAGCAGGTCTTGCTGTGACTGCGGGAGTGCTTTGAAGTCTTTGATGTATCCTGCGGGTTTACCACAGTTGAACCCACCGTCATTGTCCTTGAGGTCAATGTCCAGTGTGTCAGCCATCACGCTCTTCACGTAACGATTAGGGTTCTTTACATCACCCTGCACGAAACGCTTGTGCATGAAGCGTTGCATGAAAGGACGCATCTTGATAGCGGTAGCGTAATGTGTAGGTCCGTCAGGAATCTCTAGCTTATATGCGCCGCCTTCTACCACTTCTACGTTCACCTTCTTGCCGTTAACTTCAGCCGTACCCATGATGGGTGAATGGCTAATGCGTAGACGTGCAAGTGAACTAGAAGAAGATGAAGTCTTCTCATGTGCTATGCCCATAGCTTTCGCCATAGCGGCATAGTTGTTCGTATCTACTGTTGTCAATTGTGTCATACATTTCTCCTTTCTTCAGAGTTTAGAACCGTAGTTATATCACGCTACGTCTTTAGTGTCAAGCCAATTTGATCCTATTTTTGACTCAAGTAAGAGAGGAACATTGAAGTCAATGCCCCATCTCAATGTAATCAAATTAGGCAGTTCTTTGTTAGTCAAGTCAATTATATCTAGCACCTTCCTTTCTTCATCTGGGTGTACATCTATGACAATAGAATCATGTACTGTGTTTACTACACACGACTGCATGTTGTCAAGCAGGTTATCAATATGTAATAGGGCAATTGGTACAATATCAGCCGTAGCAAAAGACTGTACCGGGTAGTTTTTTATCTGTGTAAAGTATGAAACACGGCCATTTGCTTTACGTACAACATCGGGGAATGAAAACTCACGTCCAGATGGGGTTACTATTTTCTGTGTTGTGATAGCTTCCGTAGCCAACTTGGAATGCCAAGTGGCAACCCCCGTGTACTTGTCGTTGAAGTGTTCGTAGTAGGCTGCTTCTGCTGCCGTCCTTCCGAACCCAGTGGCCCCGTAGAGTGGCGCAAATGTATGCGCTTTTGCATCCTGTCTACTCGTAGGCTGACCAGCATTGGTAATAACTTCAGCGGTGTATGCATGTACATCAAATCCAGTAGAAACTTCTTCAATTGCAACTCCATCCTGTGATAAGTATGCGGCAGCACGAAACTCTAGCTGTGCAAAGTCAGCCTCAAGTATCTTACCACCATCCCATCGTGACACAAATACCTTCTTTACAGGAAACGTGCCGCCACGTGGCATGTTCTGCATATTTGGATTAGCACCAGACAGACGACCTGTCGCAGTGCGATGTTGTAGTAGGCTGACATGCAGCATACCATCTTGCTTGGTGTAGTTCTTGATGCCATCAACAAACGATGACAGGTAAGTGTCAACAGCACTAAGCCGCTTAACCTTTGCCAAGAACTCAACTGCATCTTCCATACCTTTTGACTTAGCACCTGCCTCAAGCAATTGCAAGTTGTTCTTGCTGGTTGAGAAGCCATTAGCTGACGCCCACTTAGCAGAAGGTGGCTTGAACTTAAAGCCAGCCAGTTTGTCTGTTGGTACAAATAGGTAGCCTTCTGTATGGCACTCAGGGCATTTGCTAGGCTTAGAGAATGGCTCACCGTTCTTCTTTATCTTGCGTATGTAACCACTACCATTACAGTGACTACACTGTACTGCGTTTGTTCTGTACAGGCGTTGGGTGCGGGTAGCTACCAGTTGTCTGAACTCTGTGTCGTCCATGTATGGATCAATCAATGTAGCCCAATCATTCTTGTCAATGACCTTGCGACCATATATAACCCAAGACAGTTGCTCTGGGCTGTTAAGATTAATTGGGGTATCACCCATAACCTTACGAACATGAACTTGTAAGTCGTCAATTAATTGACACTTCTCTTGTTCAAATTCTTGACGCACTTCCTCAAGCACACTCAAGTCAACCTTGAACCCACGTTGGTATATACGTGCCAGTGTGACACATACCTGATTGGTAAGCACCACAGTATCATTTAGGCTAGAACTGCCTGACTGTAGCTGGCGCATTAGCTTATCTGATAGCTGTTGCGTAGCATGTAGGTCAGCAGACAAGTATTCAGACAACTCAGCATGTGGTATGTCTCGTGTGCTGTAGCCCTTTTTGAAATACTCTTTCAGTGTGTCCTGCTTCTTGGTATCTAACTCGTACCGTTCTGCACAAGCCTCAAGTGACAGTGGTTGCTTCTGACCACGCTGTAGCACATACTCGCCCAGCATAGTATCAAAGACAGCACCATCATACTTGAAGCCAGACTCCCACAGCCACATCAAATCGTATGCGGCATTGTGTGCGATGATGATAGTAGCAGCATCTAAAAACTCTTGTACCAATACATGCCCACCTTCATCTGCATCCACCTCACTGTGGTCAAAGGTAACGATACGTTCAACGCCTTGATCTGTAAGCATACCAACCATAGTCAGTGAGTTATCTGGCTCAAATGGGTCTAGGTGTAACTTACCATTACGTTCTGTTGTTGTATTCTCTACATCTAATGTTAGCTTCATGCTGTATACCTCGCTGTTTGATATTCCAACTGACAGTGTACACTACCATGCCACCCTGTCAACTTGTTTTTTACAATGTTGAGATGGCGTTCAATATCTTCTTCATCCTGCCCCTGCACTGGTGGATTCTTTGCAATCAGCACCATAAGGTCAGCCTCTGCCGCCTTACCTGTGCGACTACCTTCCATCATACTCTGGTTCAGGACAATCTTACCTTCTGCCTCTGCCGACAACTGTGACATATAGAAGACAGCACACTCATGTTGCTTGGCAATCATACGTGCGTGGATTGCATTGGCCTTTAACGCCTCGTCAGGACGTGCATAGCCGCCTGTCCTAGCAAACTTATCACCCATGTCCAGCAGAACTAAGTCAGGCTTGTACGCCTTGCAAATAGACTCTACCCACGCCATATCACGGCCTGTGGCATCCTTGATCTTGATGCGTTCCTTGACAGGTGCATACAAGTCACGTGCCTTGCTTGGGTTCTTCTTGATTTCCTGCATAGTCATACCAGTAGCGGCAGTCAGGTATCTAGCACCGACACGGTGATAGCCTTCCTCGTTACACAAGATAATGCAGTTAGCACCCTGATGTGCAAAGCCGCCGGGCGATGCAATCAGTGAGGCATGAAATGATGTCTTACCTGTGTTGGGTCTAGCACCCACCTCAATCAAGTGACCAGCGTTCACACCTTCCACCTTACGTGTCAGGCTGGGGATATTGAATGTCCATCGTGCCTCAAGGTCATTACGTGCAAGCAATGTCTCAAGTTCGATGTCATCCCACTCAACCTTGGCACTAGGTGTAAAGTCATCACCATACTGCTCAAGTATCTGACGCAGTGGGTCAAGGCTAGTCTGCATACCATCCACGTAGTCACATCCTAGTGTGGCAATCTCTTCGCCAATGACCTTCTGGAACAGCTTGGATAGCACCTCTTGTGCTACGTCACTGCCCATCGGCTGTTCACGTTTGATGTTGTTGAACAGGGATGAATAGGCTTGCTTCTGTGCAGTAGTCAGCGTTGGATTGTTTGCCATGAACAACGCCTCAATTTCATCGGGTGTCACAGTACGTTCATATCGTTCCATAGCACTGTCGATAGACTGCTTTATTTTACGTACATCTTTACTGAACAAGCGGTCAGGACAACGTGCGCCACGATGCTCCTCGTAAAACTCCCTGTTCATTAGGCTTCTGATTAGTGATAATTCCATGTGGTTATTCTCCTATCTGTTTGTGGATAGCATCTAGCTTATCCATGTCTGTCGGGTTTCTGTATTTTATATCATCTTGCAACTTTAGCAACCGTACATTTTCTACGTAGCCTCTCAGTTCTTTTACCATCTGTATTGATTTTACTAGCGCATCGGGGTCTAGTGCAATCACTGCCGTTGAGAACTGTGCAAGATACCTTTTATGCGAATCTTGGAGAGATGTACCAAGAAGCGCAACCCCGACAAAGGAACCATAACCAACAATGGCCGCACTCACACAGTCCTCAACAACTACGGCGACTTTACCACAACCTGACGTGTATGGCAAGCCACTTTTTCCATATCTTTTCCATTTAGGAATACGTTTACTCAATGTCCTGCCTGTTGCATCAACCAGCTTGCCATCATGTACGACAGGGAATACCACGCGGTCTTCCTTTACATCATACATCAGGGCATGTTCATCCTCATTGATACCCCACTCAGCGCACCACTTAACAACGGCACGTTTATTACGATGTGGGACTACGTATGCAGGTAACTCAAATGTATCCTCTGTTGTATCAGTAACAGGGTTAAGGCGTTTCTGTACGTCACTGATAGACAATGGCACACGAGTACCACCACTGACAGTACAACTCACCTTGTAGCAGTTCCATACAAGATTACCCATGTTGTTGGTCACGTAAATGTTTGTATCCCTTACAGACAGGACAGTTCATACGTTTAGTCTCACCATTGCACGTATAGTCACTTACATATCACCTTTCATATGTTATATATATTATTCATATAATATCACTTTCCCTGCGGCAGTTAAGTGCTTATATCATCGTCTTTTACGTGCTGTCAAGGCATTATTTGCACTGGCATATGTATTTTTCATGTAAGGCTTTACTGACTGTGGGTTAGCATGTCCTGTAACCGACATGATTTGTCCATATACCACACTCTGCATCGACCATCTCTGTCACCTGTGCGCCTAAGATCAGATCAGTCGTAGTTCATTAGGCAATCCAGCTTCATCCATCAGCTTACGGCATGTAAGGTAGTTTATACATCTGTATAGGGTCGTACTCACCCTGTATGGCTTGTGCGCGGTGCAACGTAGCTTTGAAAGCCAAAGTCTTGCTCTTGCTGTACTAGCATGTCGTACAAGTCATCTTCAATAGGTAATTCTACCTGTGCATCTACGCTTAGATTGCTACATAGTACACGCTTCTTTTCAAAGTCAATAGCATCCCATGTCAACAGCGCATGTCACCTACTCGCTGGCACCATTCGTATGCCATGTGTAGCAATCAGACCAATGTTACGGTGCTAAAATCACTGTAGGCAGCGTCTAGGAGCTTCTTGACATCTCCCTCGCCACACAACCTTACGTGGCTGGTGGCGTCTTACGCACCGCTGCGAAGGGATTACATAAGCAGTGTTCCATGCGTAGCGCATAGTTATATAGATATTCTAGCTAGCCAGACATGGATTGGCAGTGAATACCACGATCACACCACTGTCATACGCAGCTTAGCTTGCTTGGTGGACAGCTTCGTGCAATCCACCTCCCAATGCTACACCATCAACAGTGTGTAGCCAGTAGCACCAAGGCAGTATTGATAATCGTTCTTAGTTTCTTCGCGTAACATCTTGTAATCATGGGACAAATAATATTCATCCGCTACTTGATACAGCTTCATTATGCCGCTACCGCCAGTGACTTGAACACAGGGCTTTCAACCCAGCCAGCTACTTCAACTTCACGCATGAACAATGACTTAGCTTGTGTGTCATTGCCAGTGTTACGCTGAGTAAAACCATTGCGTTCATCTGCATAGGTAGCGTAATTGGTGAAGGCAGAGTACAGTGACCACAGGTTGCGTCCACGTGTGGCTACCTCTTGGTTATATAAGATGTTCATCTTCTCTGCCTTGCGATCAGACTTGAGCAGTGTTTCAAGCATAGCCTTAACATCCACATTGACTAGGCTAGTGTTTGCCCAGCGTTGCATCTGTTCTGCCTGTGCAGTGAAGTCCTGCTGAGACTTGTGCAGTTCAGTGATGAACTTTTCTATGTTGAAACCACTGGTGTTCTTACGCATCACCTTGTCATGCTTGCCACGTATCTGCCCATTGAGACAGAAAAAGTCGATAGCACCAAAGATAGTGACGTTAGAACACGTGCCATTTACCCCATGCAGGGCAATGATACGTTGTGCCACAGTAGTCTCGTGTTTGTCAGTGATGATCTTGGCATTCACGTTGGGCAGTGTCATGTCCATCATGGCCCAGCCATTCTTGTGGGCATCACGCCACTTTATCTCAGCACCAGCCATGTCGTACTCCGACAGGCTTTCTGTAGCGGTGGTCATTACGTCACGAAAGAAGTCACCATGTGAGGCACAGGTAAAGCCGTTACCAACAATTCCAATGTACTCATCTGTGGTGGCATTGATGACGTATTTCTTGTCGTCAACTTTGGTTGGCTCAAACCGAACATCAAAGTCGAGATTCTCAGGGATATATTCAAGCATAGGTATTCTCCTTTCCTATCGTTAAGGTATGTCGTGTTATATCACTAGCTAGACGTAATGTCAACAGCCAATAGTATAACAAAAATAAATAGTCCTAGTAGTATGTCCATGTATTACTCCCATCTGTAAAATATGTGTTGTCCTATTTGTACAACTGGTGTTTTAGTTTCTGCCCACTCAGGCAGAACGTATGTGGCGTGATAATGTGTCGCACCTTCCACAAAGTCATCTAGGTTGCCATAGTATACACCATGAGCAATCATCAAAGCCTTTTCATAGGCTTCTGTATCTGGTGTATTGTCTGACTTGCCATCACAGTACCAACTAAACTGGCAACGATGACGCACAGGGAAGTCAGGACGCCATGAGTATGTCGGGCCTTGCATGACCACACCACACACGTCATCAGGATACCTGTCATCAGCCACACGGTTCATCACCACTTGGGCTACCGCAACCTGCCCAATAAAGGGCTGGTCACGGGCCTCATGGTACACGTTGAGTGCTAGGCAAACAAGTGCTTCTGCAACCATCAGTCTGCGTCCTCATCCCACTGATAATCTACGTACCAGTTTCTTGAAAAATCTTCATTACTTGGTTGGACTAGACCGAAACGCCTAGCAAGAAAATCATCAGCACCATCTAGTTCACGAATGGTATCGTAGTCAATAGGTGCTTTGTCAGATGTATGAGTGTTAAAGTCTTTGATAGCATTGACGATGCTACGTAGACGTTCAATCTCATGGCCTTCTAGTTTTATCTTACACTTTTTACTTTTTAGCATTGTCTAACTCCTCTACCAGTTTAGTTGCGTTGTCATATAGCACATTACGTGCCGTGATTAGATGCCCACAGTCTTGTGGCTCTATGATGCTATCAAGATAAGCTATCTCATCCATCAAAGCAATAACGTGTTTAGCACTACTGCGTCTTTGTTTTAGTGTGTTCATGGTTGAACTCCTCTTTCAAAATGTACATCCTGATATCGTGTGCCTTATCTTCTAGTAGATAGGCAAGTTCACTAGCATAGTCCTCATCACTACATCTGAACCAGTCGGCCCAATGTTCTAATGAACCAACATATGCTCTAAGGTTCTTCTTTATCTCATCATCATACATTAGCATACTCCTCTAACTCATGTGCCTCTATACATTCAGCAGTGCCAATGTGTCCACCTGTCAGGTTTGTCCACTCCGAATAGGCATTAGCCTCTGCCTCTGCCAGTGACCCACCTGATACAATTACCCTGCGTTCCACTGAACCTATTACTAGCACTGAATATGTTTTCTTACTCATCTTTCATCTCCTGTATTACTACATCTTCTGCGGTTGAAATTGCACCAGCTATACGAAACCAGCTATCATCAGGTTCGTAACTGCTGTTCATACAAATGTCGTATAACTTTGTTAGTTCTTCTAAAACCTCTGCCTTTGTCAGTTCCTCGTTATCAGTCATTTCACATAAACCTCCCAATCAATCCGATTATAAAGTGATACAACATCCAGCCTATGCTGGCCCATATACACGCAAACAAAAACATCTCAATTCCGTCATGCGTGAGGTAGTAGTGCCTTGCTTTGTGCCAGTATCTATTCATGCTCACCTCCATTGCCTCTACCTAAACCACCAAAGTATTGGGGCTTACGCTTGGCTGTCTCAAACACACCTGCCGTGATGAACACGCCAGCTATCAACAGGGCATGGGCTATGGCACTGATGCCAAACACTACGATGCTACCCATCCACATACTAAAGATGATACACCACATCCACGCCAGCATCTGCATTACCAGATGCCGTGTGTTGTTGTCAGGTATGTGGCGCAGTGGATTGTACCGACTGTCCATGATTAGGTTGTATGCATTAATCATCGTCATCTCCCATGATGTCATCTAGTGTGTGTGTGGCTGTACTCATGCACTTCTCATGTTCATCCTGTTCAAGACGAAACTTAATTGCTTCCCACTGGTCAACAATGGTGTGCCACAGTTCTGGGTTTTCATCACGCAGTTCAGTCTTGGTGTGGAAAATCTCTATGTAATCCTCACGCATCTGGTGCATCTGCATTCTCTCTTCTTTTGTGAGCCATGTCATTTAGTATGCCCACCCATCCAAATCGTATTCATCATCACCTCCTGATTCATACCCATCAACAGCATTACCTTCTTCATCAAAGTAAATATGACCAAAACCTGAATAGGCTTCCATCATTACTGACCTATTTTCTTTTTTGTTTATGTAATTTGCGTGTTCTTCTGCCTCTTCTTCTGTATCAAAGTAATCTTTGTCAAGACCATCATTTACAAAGTAGTAAGTCTCCGCACAGACATGGGCATCACTCCAATCTTCAGCATCTATCTCCTGCTTAGAGCATGATTGTTCCAGCCATTTATCCATAGAGTTATCATCATTATTGTTTACTTCATCCCAAAAGTTTTTAACAGCTTGTTCTTTGTTGTCAGCCTCACAATCCATTGTGTAGGTGCGAGTGATGTTAAATTCTACTGTGTACTGTGTCATGGGTATCTCCTGTCTCTGTGTAATGGGGTGGCCTGTGTGACCACCCCTATAGTGCTAGGCGGCTTTGCGTCCACCAGCTTTTTTAGCCAAGTTCCAAGACTTGATATCAATACCACCGACTTCGATGATGACACCATTGCGCTTGTTCTTGTCTTTCTTGATAAGGCGGTTGCGGCGCACCTCTTTGCCAAGTTCGCGGTGCATCTGGGCAAGCATGATACCCCCTACATCACACACCATGTACTGCAGGTAGCCACCTACGTCTGACTTACCTTCAACGGCAACCTCATGGCACTTCTTGAAAAAGGCAGTGCGGTTGAGATTGCGACCATGCAATTCCTTGAACAGAGGCTCTACACGGGCCAGCTTGGCCTCAATCTGTGGATTGGCAAAGAACTGCCCCCAAAGACCAGACTGACGCTTGTGAAGTGTACCTGCTGGGATTGCATTCTCGTTGTAGAAAGTTGTCATAATAATATCTCCTTTATGTTGGTTGGTTGGTATATTTATGCGGCATCCCGCACAAATTGTTTAGCCTTGCGGCCCGTCTTACGGTTAAGTGTCTTTGTCTTACCCGCACTACGAAAGTGGTCACGTGAACTAGGCTTACGCTCAGTCTTTACGTTCTTCATTGGTTCGATCTTTACTTGCATTGTCTTTATCCTTTTTTCTGTTGTACTTGGTTTTGTCAGGCACTACCATAGACCGTCTACGATTGGTCTGCAATAGCGACTTGGCTACAGGGTTTATCTTACGCATTTTAACAGCTTTGTCAAGGCGTACAGGAAGCCCACGATAAACATTGTGAACAGCCCTGTCTCAAGTGGCACGTAGTATATCAACTCAGGCACTACGATAGCCAGACCCACTGTTGATGCAATTAAACACATAAGATAGCCCATAAGATTTGATCTAGTCATTTTCATTCTCCCTGTACTTTATGCCCAATTGCATGGGCAGCTTGGTGGTAATATCGGGGTGCCTCTGCCCCATCAAAAAAGGCCTTCACGTCTATGCGATTGACAGTCTCCCAGATGAACTCCCTATAGTCCTCACTTAAATCAGCCAACTTGGCTTCCCACTCTGCCTGTGTCTCCACGTCTGTAGGTATTTCCTTGAGGCCAATACTGTTGACAGCAAAGGTAGCCATGACAAACGCCATTGCATCTGCTGGTCTGTCAACACCTGATACAAGGTATGTGTCACCACCCTTGAACTTCCAATAGGCATTGCCACTGGCAAACCTGCCGTCCTCACTATGTGCGCCATAGTTTTCTAAAGTCTGCATGTGTACTGCGTAAGTCATTAGTCTCTCCTGTCAAAATATTTACCAGTAAATTTTTATGCCGTAGCATAATGCTTAGAGCCAGTGCCATGCACCACAATGGCGATAGACTTGGCATTGATGGTATTACCACTGCACAGCTTACACTTGTCGCACGTGGTACGCTTGCCAGCTTCCTCTGATGCAGGACAGGCAATCTCTTTGCCCTGCACAATATCATTGACATTGGTGGTAACACGGAACGTGCGTTCACCCCTAGCCCATGCCTCTTGCGCTTCCTCTAGCGTGTCAGCACTACGCATTGTCAAGTCAGGCCGATAGTCTGCACCTTCAAGTGTAGCTTGGTGACTGTAGCCTGTACGACCTTCAGACTTAGATATGAGACTGTCCCATATGTAGCCATGCACAGCCGCAGGGTCACCATAGCTGCCTAGTCGTATGACTAGCCCAGCACCTACGTCAGCAATAGCGTCATGCCCTTCTATGCGTCTGTAATTGCCCTTTTTGTATGACTTGAATACAGACAGCACCATAAGCAACATGACATAGCATGATCGTTTCTTGGCACCACCACTGTCACCATCATGCGGCACACCACGATGAACACAGTTACCACACACACTGAAATCTTCACCCTGTCTGCTGGCAGTGATAGGGTCAATGTCAGACCGCATGATGATGGTTTGAAACATACCACCAGTTTTGCTGTTGCTAGACTTGGGGATACCAATAACCACAATGGGCTTGTTATCCAATAGTGATGGTCCTTCGTAAATGATATACATTGTCTTGTCTCCGTGTTGGGGTGATAAATATTTACCAGTAAATTTTTCGCCCATGTTTTGCTGAAAATTTGAAGATTCTCAACCTTTATTTATACTAGCAAAAACAATTGTTTGTGTCAATAGCCACTCAAAGAGTTTCCAGCCACGCCTCAAAATCTGAAACAGAACGCTTCACACGTTCCTGCTCACACCACGCACGAATATCATCAGGTGCCTTGAATACACCCACGTTGTAGATATGTGTGTGACGCAACTCGCGCTCCCTGTTTTCATCAGGCGCATCAGGCCACGCACTGCGTAATCTTTTAGGTGCTTGTACGGTGGCACTGCCGTTATCCCAAACCAGTTTCATTTTGTAACTCCAATCCGTTGTCTAAATATTTACCAGTAAATTTTTGTACCCACGTTGAAAATTTGAAGATTCTCAACCTTTATTTATACTAGCAATTCCCCACATATATGTCAACCCTACCCCAAAAAAACCACCACCCCACCTCCGATAGTAATGACAGGCGGTCAAAATATTTACCAGTAAATTTTTAGCCCACGCCCACAGCACCGCACCACCACCCCACCACCATAGGATAGTACCCGCCAAAATGCAGACACAAAAAAACCCCCGCCATTTCTGGCAGGGGCTTGTGGGTTGCGGTGGTGTTAGGCTGTTTTCTTGATTTTGCTTTCTTGCGCGGCTTGCCATGCTTTGGCGGTAATTCCTGCGGTTTTCAGAAATTCTTTTTCCATGGCATTTTGCAATGCTGCAAGAATGGTTTTTGCGGTAAATGCGTCAATATCGCCAGACTGAGCTTTTGCGATTGCAGCCGCATATTGGCCGACAAATTCAGACGCTGGCGGGGTTGCGTTTTCTGGCGTGGCATCATTGCCGCCATTGTCGCTGTCGCTGTCGCCATTGTCGCTGTCGCTGTCGTTTTTAGGCGTATTCTTTTTGATAGCATTCGCAAGGGACCGGACGTTAAACAATTTCGCAATTTTCTTGGCGTTTTTTTCATCCGCATAATATGCCGCGCAACCATCTTTTGATACTTCCGCACCATCCTTAAATTGTTTGATAGCATTCAAAATGACAGCAACCCGCAAGTCATATAACGCGGTCATTCCTTCCTTATCCATCAAACGCTTATACAGCGCGTTGTCTTTGGTGCCAGCTTTTCCTTTCGTATAGCTATGGCCAGAAATAGGGCATTTATAACCGCTCTTGCCTACGTCTACAGGACGCAAGCTATCAGCATGGCATAGGGCTTCAGCATTCGCGATTGCGTTAAATTCGGCATATGGGTTAACCAAAAGGCCAGCATTTTGCGCGGCGCGGTTTTCAATTTCTGGTGCCACAAAATTTGTTTCAACAAAAGCAATGGCATTTTCAAGAGTGATAACAGACATGGTATATATCCTTTTCAATTCTGGCGAATGGCCGCCAGTAGGCCTCCGATCATTTTGATCGTTCTTTTAGTATACTGATTATTTCGCATGAATAAAGCCCTAAAATGAATGGGGGCGAAATATTTACCAGTAAATTTTTAGACCAGTTTTAGGGCTGTTTTTGGCTCTATATATGGGGCTGTTTTGCTATATCGTCTGCAACGTAGGGTGGAAGCCAAAAATGCGTCTAGCATGGTTTGTGATAGGTTATAGCTGATATAAGTAAAAGCCCGCCAGTGGGGCTTAAAACGCGATTAAGGGCATGTTGCCTATATGCCACAACACATATGCCACACTGTTGCATATATGTCACACCGGATAGTAGTTGCGAATCATTCGCAAGTAGGGGGTATGGTGTGTGAAAACGTACACCGCCGTTATGTTATAACATTACATTCTTACAGTCTGGCATTCATGTTGCGGGTGGATATCGTCAAAGCATAGGTGATGCCTTGCCGGTATTGCCGCGCATGGGGTGAAAATTGGCGGTTTTGCTAGGGTTTTGAGGCATTTTATTTGCTGGCAACGCCAGACATGCCTTTGATTTTTGCCAATTCTGGCAAATCTATCACGACATGCGACCCCGGCAGGGGCCACACCCCCGTAGGTAGTACGTAT